CAACATCCACGCCACCTTCATTAAAAGTTGCTTCGTTTTGAGTATCCTCGGTGAGATCTAGAAAATTGACTCCGCCGGCTTGAAAGTTTATGTCGTCAGTTGAAAAGTTGATATAAGTGTCGGTATCGCCTATATGAAAGATCTTGTCGGAGACACCTAAGTCTGTTCCATCAAAAGTTAAATTAGATTCTACAGTTGCCTCGTCACCGTCTTTATACGTCGCAACGCCATTAGCAGTAGAACCATCCCAAGATATTCCCGTAGCCGGCAAATTACTTAAACTAGAACCATCGCCATAAAATGCTGATGCTGAGATGTTAACACTGGCCGAAATATTGCCGGCCACAGTGAGTGTGTGGTCTGGAGATGTTGTGCCAATTCCAACATTACCGGAATTGTTGATTGTCATTCTTTGTGACGGCGATGAGGAGCCTGTCAGTGTTGTCCAGAATGACATACGAGTTGGATACGATGTACTGTTCCATTCGGATCCGTCGGCCTCAACTCTGATTCTAGACGAAACCGATAAAGCGGTCCCAAGTGCAGAGCCAACAAAAACAACATCACCGATGTCATCCCCATCAGAATAATAAGCGGAAGCTGATCTGTGTAATGCAAGTGTGGCTGCGGTACCCTTGTCCGTAATTTGTAGTGTTACGCCCGGGTCATCGGTATTGATACCTACTTTACCAGAGCTAGCACCACCGGGCTTCACCAACAACATTGGCATATCTGCGGCGCCGCTGACACTTAAGTTTCCACTTACAGCAAGAACGCTGCCGTCAAAGGATAGATTGGCTTCACCGTTCACCGTTGTTGAATTAACTGAAGTTATGATCCTATTGTTTCCATTATTAGTATAGGAGGTAATCGCTGGGGCTGAAATACTATCAGTAATGGCCGTTTTAATCTGACTATACGTTAAATTTTTGATTGAGTCGCTGGCACTTGAATCTGCAATAATAAACTCATCATCATTTGACGGGCCGCCGCTCTTGTTTGTGGTTTTGGACGCATCCACTTGCAGCGTTTGTCCAGTGAAAGCAAGTCCGCCATTTGAAGCTGTAAGGACTCTAACACCTTCTGTATCAACTGTTATGCCCTGACCTCCCGTAACTTCAAGTTGCGAGTTATCCATGCTGCTAGATATGCCAATGCCTTGTACAAGATATGAAGCTGACAATCTATTTGCCATTCCGTCATAATCCGTAACAGCAAGATGATCGGGGTTCAAAATAATGCCAGTTAAACCATGAGCAGAACCAGAGAAAGTTGAGCCGGTTATGTGACCTGTTGTAGATAAATAAGTAGTGGTATTGCCGGCGTCGACTGTAACTGTCACGGTTGATTCTGCCGATAACGTACCATCACCGTCGGAGGTTAAAACTCGGTTGGCGCCGTCGCTACCAATCAAAGATTTTAATGCCCTGACCTCGCCGCCGGCTGTAGTATCCCAAAAAGCACTGGCAGATAAAGTGCTACTGAATGTTTTTACTCCACCAACTGTCTGGTTCCTCCATATATCAACCAAACTTTCAACAGAACCTGTTGATGAATTCGAGAATTCAACCCTTCCTTTAATAATATTATAAGCCATTATTTTTCCTTCCTCGTATTAAATAGTACGAAAAAAAGGATGCCCCCCATTCGGGGGACATCCAAAAAAGAAATTGTGAAACAACTTCGGCCTAGTAGATTACCCATTTAGCATCAGACTCCGCCCAAATCAGCGAAATAGCGCCATGTGGGGACTCAATTACTGCTTGTGAGAATCCATCGATTTCATTCTTATTGAGTGAAGACGAAATCTTGACATAGTTAGTTGAACTAACTCCAGCGGCAGTTTTAACAACAATGATATCGCCGGCAGAACCAGAAGGAAGCGCAAAGTTACAGGAACCGGTTGCATCAGATGTCATGTAGTTAATGCCAGCAGTGAGCACAGCATTACCGTAGTTAGCCAACGGAATATGAGTAGAAGTCATACTGTCACCACCAGTGGTATCAACAGAAAGAACACCGTCAGTAGCAGTAATACCAGTACCAGCTAATACATCGGCGTAAACTTTGAAGTCTGTTGTTTTCATCTCGCCCGAATCAATATCGTAGAAAGCAAGTCTAGACTTGTCCGCAGCAACATTACCAACAGTGATACTTTCTTCAGCGAAAGCAGCACCAGAGACATGTACAGGTCCGGTCATAAGTACTTGACTGTCAGAAACATACAAGCGATTGTTACCAAACGCAACTGTTCCAGCCAAAGTAAGGCCACCAGAACCACTCATATCACCAATAAGCACCGGAGCAGTAATACGATCCAATGTTGCGTTTGCTAAAGTAGCAGTAGCGGATGATGAAAGAAGACCAACAGCCGAAACAGTTGTTTGGTTTTCAAGGCCAAAGCTAGATACACCAGCAACATCAAGAGTGCTTGAAGCTGAGAGAGTAGTGAATTTACCGGATGTTTGCGAAGAAGCACCGATAGTTGCAGCGTCAATTGCACCACCGTTAATATCGACCGTCTGAGCGATAAGAGCATCAGTAGTCACTCCATAAAGAGTGGAGATACCCGAGCCAGAAAGAACACCAGCAGCAGAGATGCTAGCGAGTGCGCCGGGCCCGAACGAAGATACACCCTCAACACTCATAGTGCTTGAAGCTGACAATGTGGTTGCCTTAAGAGCACCAGCAACGGTAGCTGTATTAGCAGTCAATGTTAATAAGTCAAGATCACCAGTGACACCGATTACCCCTGTTCCACCAGCGTCAAGTACGAGACTTAAACCACCAAGCGTGTTCGAAGCGGAAAGAGAAGTAGCAGCAACAACAGCTTCAGTAGAAACTGTGAATTTACCGTTACCAGCAGTAACGATACCAGCAGCTTGAAGCGTGCCAGAACCAGAAATGTTGGTTCCAGTAACCGTTGTGAAAGTACCAGCAGCGGCTGAATTGCCACCGATTACAGCACCATCAACAGTACCACCGTTAATGTCAGCAGAGCCGACAGTGATTTGATCTAAAGTAGCATTTGCCAAAGTAGCAGTTGCAGAACCTGAAAGAAGACCGACACCTGAAACCGTTAACTGGTTTTCAGTACCGAAGCGCACAGCACCCGGAAGATCAACCTGACCAGAAGCTGAAAGAGCACCATTCACACTAACCGAGTTAGCAGCAAGCTGAAAAAGATCAGCATCATCTGATGTACCGATTTTACCGGTTGCATCAAGCAATATATTGCCACCAGCAAGAGCCAATGAAGCAGATAACTCGCCAGCGACGGCGACTTTATCAGCAGTAAGTGTCATGAGATCAGCGTCGGCGCTGGTACCGATGACACCTGCGGCATCAAGAATAAGTTCTTTACCAGAAAGTCTCCCTGAGCCTGAGATTGTGGACTGACCAATTAACGATTCTTCAAAAGTTGTTGAACCGCTAAGTTTGGTAGTTCCAAATTGAAATTTATAAGCCATTTATAAAACCCTCCATTAATTTAGTTTTTATAAAATGATAAGCAGCCATAGATATGACCTAAATCATAAATACAAGTCGCCCATCGCTCATAAATAGGGCTGTTGATGGTTAGTAAACATAGTACTTGCTGACTCCATTGCAATAAAGTGAGAAAGAAGAGTAAGCAGACTCTAATACTAGTGAATTTTCGCCGTCAATAGTTTGTGATCCAGAGGCCAAAATTGTTATATTATTGGTGCCTGCGTTACCTCCCTCATCCTTTACAATGTAGGTGTGACCATCTGTTAACACTGCCGCATCTGGTAATCTTAGTTCAACTGCAGCGGCAGTAGAATCCATTCCAATGTAATAATCGTCCACTGATGCGGTCATAGTGGCGGCTGAAGTTTTGTGGTGAAGTACAACCGCGCCTGATATATGTAAACGCCCACCAACAAAACCTGAAGCAGAAACGTTCAAACTAGCAGACATTGCACCGCTTAATGCTATAGCATGGTCAGGGGCAGTATTACCTCCGATTGCTATACTACTTGTGGTAAAAGCGGTATCAGCGGCTAGCTCTGTGAATATACCTCCGCCAGTACCGCCGCCGCCGCCACTAATCCCAGTGAGTTTTGAGCCGTCGCCGTAAAAGGCAGACGCAGATATATTAATACTGGCGCTAACATCCCCAGTGATCGTCAACGTATTACCATTAAAGGTTAAATTTGACTCACCTGTAAGCTTATAGGAATCGGTACCGATCGTCGTTAAATTATAACGATCGGGCCCGGAAGTAATCTTTAGAACATGTTCAAGTTCTTTGCCATCACCAACGAAAGCACTAGATGAAACTTGACCATCTGCTAATAATTGACCGGGAAGCAGTACGTTTCCCGATAAGACATTATATCCCATCTACATCAGCCCTCTAATATAATTATACAATTACAATTATAATTAGAAGACAAACCAGTTAGAACCATTAGAATAAACAGATATTGCCGTCATAGTACCAGTCATTTCGTAATATGGTTCTCCATCGATGGTTTCACCATCAGTGCCAGAGAGTATAATAGCGCCGGGAACACCATCAATCGGCATGCGTTCACCTGTGAATTCATCCTTGATCACTATTATAGAGCCTGTGGTGCTGTAGCCCGCAGATCCTGACGCAGAGTGTAACCTTATCTCCACTGGGCACTGACCTTTTACACCTATGAGGTAGTCACTGATAGATGACGATTGATACTTAATGACACCTGCGGCGCCGGAGACATTGGTATACTTATGTTTGACACCACCATAAAGTGAAATTGCTACGTTATCTACATCAGCGTCAAGAATGACAGAGCCTGCAGCCTTACCTACAATGAGACTACCAGTTCTAAAATGGTTGTCGTCGTTAGTGTTGCCAAATCTTGTTGAGCCACTAGAATCAATTCTGGTTATATCTTCAAAGTGATAGCTACTTGCGGAGATTGCACCAGAGATAAAAAATGTTCCGGTTAGGATGAGGCTGCTTGTTGTACCACCGGCGCCGGGAACTGACCCGTTGTAGTTGTACATGAAATAGTTCGAACCAGACATGGAGTTGTTCCCTGTCAGGAACATGACTGATCCGGTCACACCATCCACGTTGGTGTGACGAATGTCGTCGCAGTTTACATATGCCCATCCAAATCTTGACATAGTTTAACCAACCCCGTTATAGGAACCTGACCAGCTAATACCGTTTGAATCCAAATGCCACTGGTCTTTAGAACCTGTATTGAAGTTGACTTTGTCGGCATGAATGCTGGTGAGTCCTGCGACAACTGAGACACCCTCATCGCCCCCGGTGCGTCCGGTGTCGCTGCCACCCTTAAGGTAGATACGATTTACTTTTACTTCAAGACGATCACTTTGGGAGCCGCTGGGGATAGTAAAGTAATTGTTGTTATCAACAACAAACGCGTTCGGGCCAAAACCAACTTTCACCGATGCAGAAGTACTATTTATAACTTGTACCCATCTAGTAACATATGGGAAATTGATAACTGCTTGACCACCACCGAGCGAGTCTATGCCGCCCGAAGCGAATGGGCGGCCGCTAGTTTGAAAAGCAGGAACGTGATTGATTCCTACTCGCATTTGCCACGATGGGTCTTTCCAGTTTGACATATTAAATCTCCAAAATTTGTATCATTCGTAGTAAATAGTCTCTAATTTTTTCTACGACGTTTTTCTAACAGTCTCTTTTGCTTAAGTTCCTGTCTTTTTCTCTCCCTTTCTGCTCTCGCTCGTTTCTCACGTTTTTTTTCAGAAGGTTTTTTATAGTGTCTGCGGTCCTTTACCTCTTCAATGATCCTTTCTTTTTTACATTTTTTAATAAAACGCCTAATCATTCTTTCGTGATTACCGCGACACTCTTTCGAGTGAACTACTACATTACTACCCATTTTATTTCCTATTCATTTGTTTCCAGATTTGTGAAGCGCCGCCCATAAGAGAGGTGATATCAACTCCAGAACTGCTAGGATCTCCTAAATCAACCGCGCCGGCGTGAGCTTCTTGCTGCGCAGGAGTGGGTGTTGTCCCTTCAAATAGATCGACACCGTTGTAAGCGTCTGCGCTCACAGCTTCTAGTAACTTCTTTCTATGCTCTTGGAGCTTCAAGCGACCTTCTTTTTGACTTCGCTTCATTTGCAAGTCTTCATTAAATAGGTGCTCTTCTTGTTTTTTGTTCTCAACAACAACGTTACCTCGTGTTTGCATACCTTTGGCGACTTCCGAAACAACATTAGACAAGACGCCCTCTTCTATAAGAACTTCGTGAATACATTCTTTCACCAATGGTTTGATTAATCTTTTTAAGTCAGCTTTTTTCATAATATCCTCTTATTAATTCCTGCTAAAGTTTGCCAGCGATCAAGTGTTTCCTGAAGATTTTTCTCGTCTTTGGGCTTTCTTCTTGTTTGAAATACTTTTTTAAATTCTTTTACATACATTTTCAAATATTTTTGAGATATAGGGGTTACATTTTTTGTTAGAACCAAGCCTGCGATATCGCTACTCGCTTTGGTGGAGAAGTGGGCTTTCGCTCGGTTAAAAAAGTTTTTTACATTCGCGGGTACAGTAAGACCGTACATGTATTGTCGTGGGGATAATTCGTAGGTGCCATTCATGAATGGACGATCATCTGTTGTTTTGACCCATCTGGGTTTTACGCCCTTATCGCCAGTTTCCCTATCTTCAATAGACAACCCTCCCCCTCGTTCGATCAGGTCTTCTAGATATTCTAGTTGTTTTCTAGCATACTTATAATTGGTCTCCGCGGCGGCGTCGGACGCGAGTACAGTCACAAAAGAACTAAGAGCGTTTTCGGGCGTCGGATTTTTTATCCACCGCTCGTTAAACCCATCCCATCCTTGGCCTTCGTACTCGCCTTTCTCGGGCGTGGGCTGCGGCGTGGGCTGCGGCGTGGGCTGTGCTTCCGGAGCAGGGGCATTTGGGCCCGGTTCGGGAAGATCTGTAGGATCTTGCAACTTAGAAGGGGGTTCACCAGTTTTTGAGGCTTGAGGCGGAAGCTCATCTGGGGGCAATCCAATATCTGTGTCAGGTTCTTTTGATGGAGCACTGAACTTGACCGTGTTCATTCTGGCCCACTTGTTTAAAGTCTTTTCTAGTTTTTGTTGAGCCTTGGGTTCTAGTTGAAAAGAACTCACAAGATCATTTAAATCTCTCACCGTATTTGGCGAGAAAGTACGTGGCTCTCTATCTGGACCCCCAAGCGCTTCCAACACAACGTTGTCCTCTTCTGCTGCTTTTAACATTAGTAAAAGCAAGCGGCCCTTTTCATCTTTGGTTAAAAAATCAAGAGGCTTGAGCATGTTCAATAAAGAGTCCGGATATGCGTCACTGTTGATCCCGGCAATGATCTTGTCTTGATCATCCGGCTCATCGGACGCAGCCTTTGAAGCATCGGCTTGAGCTTTTCTTGCCGCTACCTCGTCAGGCGAAAGCTTTCTCCTCTCCGGGTCTACTTCTGGTTCGACGTCCGGTGCCATTTCTGCCGGCACTGGGGCTGTTTCTAATTCGGGCTCCTCAAGACCAAGAGTATCTAAATCAAAATCACCTAAATCAATCTGTGAAAGTTGCTCTTCGTCGGATATGCCTAGGTCTTGGAAATCCAATTCTGGTATGGCTTCAACGGCTATAGGTATATCAATCTCTTTTCCAAGTCGTTTTTCAACAGCGCCAATAAGAGTTTGTACCCACAGGTTTCCTAGTTCTAATTCAAAGGAAGATGGTGGGCGCCCGAAATCGTCGCCACCGGTGTTCATGCCAAGGTCATTTGAATTGAACAAATCAATAAATTCTTCTGTGCCCACTGAGACTGGAACCATTTGTGGGTCTCCGTTTTTGAAAAAATACAACCACTGTGGGGTTATATCCGCTGGCGCCAGAGATAGTCTTTTATAAAAAATTAAATCCTCGGGATCCCGATCCGCGACGGCCGCCGCGGTGGCCCAGTCCATAACGCGCTGATCTATCCGTTTTTTGATCTCTCTTGGAACATTATTGGTCGGAGATCCCGGCTTAAAATCATATTTAGCTTCACTTAAGTGACGGTGCCAACCTTCATGTATAACTTTGTAGTCACTCACAATCCAAAACCTCGTTTAACAATCTGTTAATACGGTCGGCTTTGGTGAACACTTGGTTGTTGTAATCTTTTGCTTCTTTCATCATGAAAGCATTGGGAGTTGAGGGCTCGGAAACAAAGTCAAAGCATATTAATTGAAAATCTTCTTGAACAACGGTCGTATCATTTGATTCGGAAACAGAGCCCATGCCGCGGCTAGAGATACCAAGTTTAACGCCACTTTCAACCAGAGATTGCAAAACTTTTCCGGAAGGGGTATTGAGTACTTTTACCTTCCCCATAACTGTTTTTTCTTCCATCCATATAGCAGTAACCATATGAGAAGCATTTCTTAAGTTAATTACAGAATCATCTGGGTGGTCAAGCTCTCCTAGAGCACGATGCTCGTCAACAAGTTTTTGATAGTTCTTGACTTCACGCATCAAGACATTATACGGATACATTCTGCGGTTTCCATTTATAACATCAGCCTCTTGCAATTTGCCGGTTAGCATAAGCCCACCTTCAGCAACAAACTTTTTTTCAGCTTCAGTTAAAAGGTCTTGGCAAACGCCACCCTCACAAAGCTCATAAAATTCTCTAAGTAGTTTCTTACCCATAGCTAAGATCCTTTGCAGCAGTGTCTAACTGGCTGAAGCATCCACTTTCTTGTCCAAGTGGCAGGACTGTTCATTTGCGTGTTTGTGTTCATGTTTAACTCCATTATCTCCGAATACCATGTTCATTACATAAGATGTGCCAGATGATAACCAACCAAGAAGGAAAAAGTTTGCTACTGTAACATCATAGCTAAATAGTTCTGTGAACGGAGAAAGCAGCATTAAAAACCAGCCAACGTGAAATCCCATGCACATTGGACAGTGAAACGCCTTTCCATATCCACCTGCAGCATCTTTGGCTGGGCGCCATCTTTTTAAAAGTGGCAAGTCGCTATACACTAAAATTTGTGTAAGCCCATAGGCAATAAGTATAAATGTTATTAATTCCATTATTGTCCTGTATTGGTTTTAGATGCGACGTTGCCGGTGCTGTCTTTTTTGGGGCCCAAGGCTTGTTTAGACAGCCATAGATTAACTACCTTATCCATATCCTCTATGGGCTCGTTTGGGGCAGTGTCGGCCATTTTTTCTATTTTTGGCAGCATGTGGTTAACAAACGCATCTTCAAGTTTGTCGTCGATAAGATCTTCAAAACCATCATCCAAATTAAATAAAGCTAACACTGGATTATCTTTGGTTTTCTCATCAGATTCTCGGGCGAACAGCCGGAACATTTTGGTTATGGTCTCGGCGGCCGACAAGCCGCCGGCGGCAATGCCAAGGGCCGCACCGAGGCCACCTGTGGCAAGGGTGGCGGCAAGGGTGAGTCCAACGGTTCCTAATATTCCCAGTAGCACTTTTTTGCGTTCTGCCGTTACTTTGCCAGTGGCCAGCTCATCGGCGACTTCGATGGCGCCCTTTAGCTGGGCCCATGTTATTCCTTGGGCAGCTTTCTTTTCTATCTCAAGTTCAGTTATAAAACCTTCCCAGTTCTCCATTATGACTTTCATTTCAGACATTAGACGTTCCTTATTAAATAGTATACATATAAGAGAAGGAATGCGGATCTCTGACGTATCCCGGACGAATAGAGCCCTGTTGCGCTTGTTGCGGCACTTCGCCAAGCTCTGTAGAGTCAGCCAGATCTGGGTCTACAAACTCAGAATCTGTCGCTGATACCATTGCTTCTAAGTTTTCAAAATAAGGGCGCTCTTCCTCAATAAATTTGCTAATATTAATAAGGGCGAATTTGGCTGCATTAATTTTGTCGCTATAGGGCGCTTCCATCATTCCCTCAATGGCGCCATAGTAAGAACCACCCTGAACTGACTCAGCAATTACAATTCCCTTTTTGCGAAGAAATGCAAACAATCTATTTTGGGCTCCATAGACGATATCGGTCATTGTCTCTTTTGGAAACGCAGTAATTTTATTATTTTTTGAGGACATGACAATGTCAATGTCTGCGTGGTCAAAAATCATCAAGTCACCACTCAAACTTTTACGTATGTTAAGTTCCAGAGTAATAGATGGCACGGGCTTTCGGGCCGCTGCACCTACTTTAATGTGGATGGGTTCATCAGAAGGTATTAAATTAATTGTGACCGACATCTTCGAAAATTTCCTTTACAAGTTGTTGCGTCCTTAGCACAGTCATAATGACATTTTCACTGATTGTTTCATGTGAGTACCCCTCAAGGCGTGCCAAGACCTGCTGTGTTTTTTCAGTCATTGAAGAGTCCGTATTAATCTCTTCTATTTGTTTAGCTTTCTCCAGCTGTTCTTTTAATCTACCTATCTCTGCGTTCAAAAACACTTTTAATTCCAGAGAGTTATCAGAAAAAGATGTTATATAATTAGATAATAGGCTCTTTTGTTCTTCAAGAAGTTGGTCATCATATTTTTCATTAAATTTATTAACAAAGGTCTTATATACAATGTTGTCAATTGGCGCCTCAGTTTCATTTATTGTTGGTGATCTACACATATCGTTGATAATCTTAGTTTCTAAAATGACTTTTTCTTTAGGAGATGAAGTATTAAACATTTTGTTAATTGTAGCCAAAGCTTTATAATTCGGGACAAAGTTGCTAAACACAGAAGGCGAGATCGCCTTATTGACTACATTAATAATTTCTGTTTGTTTGACGAATAGCTCATCAGGATTGATCATTCTTTTAGCTAATGAAGCTTCTTTCAATATCTTTTCACTAATTTTTTGTTCAAGCGATTGGTTTTCGTAAAGTGATCTATAACACTCCAAATCCTTAGTCAACAATGATTCTGCGCAGAAGTATTCTCTAATTACATCTACTACCTTTTTGCTTCTCTCATTATCATTTTTTAAAACAGCGACTGTGGCCTCTTTAATCAGGGCCTCATAAACAAATGCTGTATTACGTTTCTTGTTGTGTTTAGCTTTCATCTTTTTGCTCCGTTGGCTTTTCTTTATTATCAAGTTCTTCTAAAAGAACTGCTAGCGATCTATTCATCGATAACATTTTTTGTTCTTCATTTTGCTCTCTCAAAGAGTAAATAGGCTCATTATCTCCATAAACACTTTCAGTAATGCCGCGGCCCAACGATTGTAGGCCCGTATACCCTAAATTGTTCGTTCTTACGGTGTTCATTTCTGGTGTTCCTATGCGGGAGAAATGAAGGCTACGGCGGCCGGCTGGACGTTTATCAACTTTCTGTGGATAATAAACTTTACCTTTAGAGCCCGGGGTTAGCCGCGGTGAATTTCTTGTTCCGGGCGGAGCAGCTAAGAGTGAGGAATCATCCTCGGCGTCGGCGCCTTCGGGCTCAGTACCGCCGGTATCGCCGAGATCTAAACCACCACCTTCAGGGCTGGCATCCCCGCCAAGGTCTAAGCCACCGCCGGCATCGTCGGCGCCGAGATCTAGACCCCCGCCGGCTGCGCCGGCAGCTTGAGCTTCTGCGACCGCTTGGAGAGAAGAGTCATGCTTGCGATCATAATACATCTCATGCTGGTTTCTAGCAAACTCCTCATGAGACATATTGAATATATTTTCAGTGACCCAACGACGAGAAAAATATCCCTCAGTTGCTGAGCCGGCGATATCAAACTTGGCTTTCCAGTGTTCAATTTCTTGAAGCTCCGCAATCTTGGATGGGTTGTTTAAAGAAAGTTTGAAATTAATAAGATCATCGCCGCGGAAACCAAGAGTATAAAGATGAATGATCCCAATTTTTTCAAGCTCGTGGATTACGGTTCTCTGTAATCTTTGAACTGTACGGGCGAAGCGAATGTCCTTCTGTGCTAATGTTGTTTTATCTTCGGTAGCACCTTCGCCCATTGACAAATAGGACTGTGGTACTTTTAATGCAGAAAAGAGTTTGTCACGTAGGTATTTGATGTCGTCAATCTCTGTTGTATTTGTTCCTCCGGCGATATTCGAAATGTCTGTAGCTGAGCCAGCACGAACAGGAATGTAATAGTCTTCTTCAATTGATAAAGGATTATAACGCAGGTCAACGCGACCGGTGTCTTTGTCTACGATTGAGTGCCTTTTAAGCTGTGATACAATCTTTTGCATGTAACCCTCAACATCTTGTGGAGGGATGGCGCCAACATCAATCTTGAATACGCGTCTTTCGGAAGATCTGACAATTCGATATGCCATCATGGCGTCTTCCATAAGTGTAAGTTGGCGCCAAATACGGCGCGCTGGTTCAAGAACTGATGAACCATAAGGGACATATTTATCGTTACCGAGAATACGAAAATGAGCAACCTGCCAATTTTCAAAAGTCATGCCGGCCGAGTTCCACTGATACTGTACATAATTGGGATTAGTCGCGTCTAGGCCCTCTAGTCTCTCAACTTCTTGCAGTGGCAGCGCGATGGCTGACTGCACTCCCATCTTGTCGTCAATGTCAAGGTAAAGCATGAAGTCGCCATATTTACACATGGTGCGGCACCAACCAAAAAGATTATATTCAATATTCAAAATATTATGATATAAAAGATCCAATACTGCTTTAATCTCTTCGTTCGTGCATTTGATGTTGAGCATTGGTCGCAAAGCAGAAAATGTTGTCATTTCATCAGCATAGATATCTAGCGACGAGGCAATCTCGGGCATGTATTCCATCTGATCAAAATCAATATATCTCTCGGAGCGACGTTGATTGGATATTGCATTAGCGGCAATTTGGTCTAACGGATTATAAGTCTGTTTCTTAAACTGCTGACCGGAGGCGGTCTTGAATCTAGAAGCGTATTTGTCCAGATGTTGCCTTCTGATCTTGCGCCCAGATTGCGAACGATAGGTAACTATCGGACCTGAAAAAAGTCTAGTTAGCGACTTAAATAACGATGATTGTGTGTTTACAGGGTTTTTCCCTTTTCTCATATTTCTTGGTGCCATTTATTTTCTCACTTTATAATCCACATATATTCTTTGTATAAATTTTCTGCATCTGACATTTTATCCATAACTCCATCTTCTTTGTATCCAATTTGTCCCCTTATTTTTGTATCAAAACTGGTTCTTGAGGTTATTATAGCATCTACGAAAGCCTTCTTGTAGTTCAAATCTCTTTGATTTGTCTGTAGTGCTGTGTCTCTGACCCAACATGCAATCGCAAGCGCCATAACTAAATCATCATTGTATCCTTTTAATGCTTGGGGTTTTCCGTTTGTCCAAATAAATGTTCTCAATTCATTTGCCAGACGAGACGAATATGTAGTAATTAGTTTGTTTCTTATAAACTCTTCTAATTTAGCAACAACCAGTGGCCGAGTTTTTGAAGATGTTGTAAATCCGGGTACCGCTGAATTCTTATGTTCTGCCATGTGCTGCTCAATATATTCATGGGTAGATTTTACAGAATAATAAATATTTGGGTAAGCATAATCAATTAATTTGTCTAAAACCGTGTATCCGATGCTGTTGTTCTCTATAACCATCATTGCGTTTCCAAATTCTCGGCCGATTTGATTTAACATGTTCGCATACAAATCGGGCGTTGGTTTACCTTGATACTCTCCCACAACCTGCATTGTTTCTAACTTAATAATATGAAAGGTTGAATAGTCTGCTCCATCGCCGCGAGCCACGTCTGCGGTCAACAGGTAGCTGCACGAAGGATCGTGCTCTTCCCAAATCCAGAAATTACGATCAAACGCTGTTTTGTATTTTGGTTCAATTATATTGTTTGTGATCCACTCAAGGGCGTCTGGATCGATCACAGTTTCACCAGAAGTGTTGAAATTACATTCAAGCTCTTGGGCAATTTGCCGGCGTGACATATTGCGGGTCTCTTTTTTGAACCACTCTTCATCGCGCTCGGGATGGACGTCCCACATTAACGTTGTTAACTTGAAATTATTCTCTTTGGTCTCGGCGCCCACACATGTTTTGTGGAACCAGTTACCAACACCATTTGGGGTTGATATCGCTATGCAACGACCACCGGTGGACAGTGTGGGATACAGGCCGGTCCATAAATCCTCAAGCCCGTCAATGTGTGCGGCCTCATCAAGAACTAAAAGAGACAATGCTTCTGAACGACCTGCATCACCAGAGGTAGAAGCAGCTTTGATTGTTGAACCATTAGAAAGCTCAAATGAAGTGCGGTTATCAGTAGAGATAGAAGCAATTCTAATCCAATCTGGTAGATTTTTCATTATACTTTTGACTTTGCGGACAAGGTTTCCAGCGGTCTCAAACTTGGTGGCCATAACAAGAATGGACTTATCACGATGAAACAGCATCATCCATACAATATAGCCGGCGGTCAATGTAGAAATACCAAGCTGACGTCCCTTGTTGATCACGTTGAAACGATAGTCATTAAAGTCGTCCAATAAATCATCTTGGTAATCAAAGGTGTTGAAAAGAATCAACCCGTGCATCGGGTGAGATATACGGGCATACGTTTTAAGGAAGTAGGAGGGGTCTTTACCGCATTTAACTACTTCTTTTAATATCTCTTTCTTTGTTAATTTGAAACTCATACATCTTTTAAGTTTTCGTTAGCTCGGCCAAGAGAATCTCCCGTGTCTAAACCATCTAAAATATTAGCGACATTATCTAGAGCGCTTTGTAGTTCTGGATGGTGTTTGACTGCATCCTCAAGAGCGTGATATGTTGTCATTAACTTTTCGTAATCGTCGGGGGCTTCTTTGGTTGGGGTGTTAGTTTCTGGGGGGCTCTCCCCTTTCATTACATCGTAAGATGCTTCAAAATCTTGGTAATCATCAAATACTTCTTTAATCATGGCTTTAACTTCTTCAAATCCTATTCTGCGACGTTGAGGTTCTATGTATTCGGGAGCAAGTTTTTCAATAACGGCTGTAAACAAATCTAACATTTCTTCTGGTGGCAGCTCTTGTACCAAGGATACGACCCGATCTTCTAAAGGGGGACCAGCACGATCTTGAAAACCACCGTAATCACTCTCTGGTGCGTCATCTGATGGAACATCTGAGACTGCGGCTTCGGCTTCCGGATCATATGCACCTTCTTCGTCGTACTCATCATCGTATTGAGGCATATCATCCGTAGGAAGGGGCATTGTTTCAGCAGAACGATCAACATTGGAATCATTTGCTGGTGTTTGTTTTCCGCGTTTGTAGCTGCCCGGGCCATATTCACGTTCAAGCCACTCTGGTTTGGGCCCTTCTTTCTTAATCCAAGCTACAAACTCATCAGCTTTTTCTTGAGTCATAACTTCGTCAAGATTAAATTCTTTAGCATATTCTTCTAAAGCTTCTTCTTTGATGTACTCTTCTAAAATAATCTGCTTAAGTCGGGATTTACTAATTTTCACTTTACGATTCCTTTTTTCTGGAATCATTCTCTGGGCGCTTGCCACCCTTACCATTCCATCCACCTTGGTCAAGGAACTTTTTAAAACTATCTTCTAGGCGATCTTCAGATGGTTGACTGTATGCCATGTCTTCATCTAAGCCGCCAATCTTGTAGTGCATTTTGGCAGTGACCCAGCTTCTCACTCTGGATGAATTTTCAACACGGACATCAACTTCACCTTCTTTGGTAAGAGTAACTCCACTACCTGTGATCTTCTTGTATTCTTTCTTGAGAAACTTAACAATATCGGCAAGGCGTTGTTCAATCTCTTGCTCAAAGCCATTAGCATATACTTCGCGAAGCTGTACTTCAGAATGGTAGCCTAAGCAAAGCATGTTACCATAAAAACTAACATTAAAACCATCCATCACCCTTTTATCAATCAGTGGGCGCCCTTCATCGCGTTGGAGACCGGGCTTTAAAGCTTCTCCGTTTTCATCCAATGCCCCATCATAAGCATTAGCTGCGGCCTGTGATAAGCCTTGTATAATTTCGTAAACTGTTGCCATTACTGATCTCCTTTAGTTTTCTTGTATTGTAAATAGTGTTTAACTGAAGAAAGGTAATCAGAGGCTTTGGTGATTTTGGCCTGCACCCAAGCATCTAATTCTTCTCCATCGTGAATCATTTGTTCTAGCTCCGACGCATATTCGGCGGTGCGATATAGCTGCGACTTTGCCATTTGTGATTCATCCTGATCATAGTCGCTGGTCACTTGTGGCAATGGTTGTGTGGAGGGCATGGATGACCCACAACCCTCTGTTGTAGTTAGAGGGTCGTCTTCTGTGCTAGATCCGCCCGGGTGCATTCTTTTGTCGAGCAAATCAAAAACAATTTGAATAACATTTCTTTTGGTATTTAAATCCATACCTTCCTCTGCTGCCAATTGGAGTATATACTCATAAACCTTGGTGGCTATATTCCGCTCTTGCGGACTAATCTCGCCGGCAGTGGCTTTGGTAGCAGTGCGCGTTTGAGTCGTTGCTTTTCCGACGCCAGCACTGGCGCGGTCTTTCTTTACATCAAGGGCGCCCTCTTCATTAAGTGATTCTAAGATAGCTCTCTTGATATCATTTTTCGTTATCTTCATTTGGTCTCCATCCTTTTATCCACCTGTCTTCTCTCTGCTGTACATATTTGTAGTAGCATTTCTCGCAACATTCAAACTTAGCCATACAAACATTATCCATAGATTTTTTGGGATATCTCCCGCAAACCGGACATGTCTGAACAGGTTCTCTATTAAGTAGTTTTTTCGATACCTTTATTCCATTAATATCTATTTTCTCGGCAGACTGTTCATTTTGCTTCGCTTTCTGGTACAGTTCTTTCATCTGCCGAAGATAATCTTTCTCTTTGGATTCATCCCAATTGGCTTTTGGGTTTTGAATAGCCTCATCGCCGTATTTCTCAGCTATAGCTTTTTCTACAGCAGCAATTTGATCGTAGTTTTTATTTGTCATTTATGGCTCTATATGCGCCATATGATGCCGCAGTACCAACGAGGATCCCACCAGCAAAATACAACCATTTGTGCCGCGGAGAAGTTTTTTTTAGTGAATTAGCCAAAGCTTTAATTTCCATATCTTTCTGTAGTATAAACAAATCGTATTCATCTGTTAAGGCTTTATGTTCAATTCTCAGATCCTCTAATTTGAATTCGTATTCTTCTTTTTGAATTTTTAGTTGATAGTCGGTTTTGATATCACACGAATACTTGTATGTGTCATAGTCTGCTAATATTTTTGCCATTGCTTTCTCGTCAAAAAGAACGCCGGTAAACGGCGCTGGCGCCTTGTATTCTAGGAAGGTAAACTTAGCCGGCTCAGTCGCACTTGCTGAGAGGCTCAACATTATAAGAAGTTTAAGGAACATACTCAATACCAAATTTAGTTTCTATATCTTTAATTAGTGCTTCCTTATCATGTCTGAACTTTCTTTTATATTCGTTATTCTTTTTTTCTCGAAGTCCTTCAAGTTCTTCTTGAGCCTTCTCATACTCTTCTTCAATCGCCGCAATTGATTCTATAAAGCTCTCCATTAATAATTGCTTCTTTTCTATTTCTCGCTTGTGGATTTCTCTTAAGCCTTCTATCTGGGCTTCGTGAGATTCTATTTGAGTTTCATACGCGGTCTGCATAAGTTTATAGTCGTGACCGTTCTTGAGAGCCACAACGGTCAAAAGCAATACTATTAGTATTGCCTTCCAATTCTTCAGAGCAAATTCTAGTATCTTCTGCTTAATCATTATATCCCTTTAGCCGGGCAATACCATCGATAACCGTTTGGCCCCCAATATAGATTGCTGAGATAATCACCCAGTCTTCACTGGTGACGTGCTCTGTGAAGGTCAACGCCGTAGCCGTTAACCATACCATCAACTTGCGCGATGTTAATTTTTCTAACCAACTGTCTACAAATGCTTGTGCTTTTGCCATCATTATTACCTCTCTTTTAATATGTTTTTTAATTCTTCACGAATAATTTCTTCAACAGAATACAGCTTTTTTAAATATCTTTTAGCTTTTGAAACAGAGCTAGAGCAGCCCTTCTTTTTACCCTGTGAGCCATCTCGCATTTTCTTGTATATACACTTGCCGACGCGCTTGTAAGGCATTACTTAAGTTTTGCCAGCTTTGAGGCCAAGGCCGGTGTTTCATGCTTAAATTGGGCGATTGAATCCATAATACTTTCTGCGTTTGCGGGACCATTGTACCATTCAAAGAATATAGATGCCATATTATATTTAATAATCCACTTCTTTTGAATTCCAGCTTCAACACACAAAGCTGTGAATATCTCGGCTACGTCACCAGCATCTTCCTCTTCCTGTACTACTACAAGTGTGGGAGATACAGAAGTCTTCTTTACTAATTTATTCCAAAGTGTTTTTAATAAATTCATGTTGCCAATCCATTCATGCTTCTTTTCAGTTCATTTAATGAAAAGTTTTCAAATCTTTCTTCTTTGATGGGCAATTTCCATTTACCGCTACCTGAATTCCAATCAATTTCGCAATAGCAGGATGTTTGCCCGTTCTCTATAAACTCAACCAATCTGTGTAAGCCGTCTACAACTAAAAACTTTTGTTCTTCCTCGATCCAATTAACTTTAATTGGGGCTTGCGGGGTTCTGCTTCGTGCCCCTTTCAAGACATTTTGATAAGCAGCAAGAATTCCCTGCTCCGTGTTACCTGTTTCGACAATCAAATGATCAAAGTGGATCTTAGCTTCGCCGAGGGCGCCCTGTAGCGATTTTAGCACCTGCTGCAGCTGGCCGGCCAAAGCAGACGCCTTGACTGTTGCCTGTTTTACTGCTGCTGGATTTGCTTTTGCTTGCTGGCCGCCTTTCGCTGCTGGCGACACAGCGGTACTCTCAAAGCCTTGAGGGCCGGAAGCAGCTGCTTTGGCTTTCTTGTCGGCGGCGACATCGTCGGCGGTTGCAACGTAAGTATTTTTGAAGGGATCTTTTGTCTTTGGTTCAGGTTCGCCGGCTTGCTGTCTTTTAAAGCGTGCAAGCTCTGCTTTATACTCTTCGGGAGATATGAGGCCCTCATCTGCCATGGCCTTCAGTTGCTTAAGCTCTTGTTCTGTATTTTCTTTTATGTGCTTTCGCCAATTTTCAAATAGTTTTTTCATGTTGCTAATCCATTCATACTTAGTATCGCAATCAATCCGGGCACATTCTTTCTGACATAAACGCCAGAGAAAAGTGTCTCGCATCGGCCGCCGACATAAGCGATTGCCGACTCAATATTCTTGCTGACTTTTGGATCAGCCACCATCTCTTCTGACACAACCAGCACTAACGAGCCTGCAGCAGCCTTTCCCTTGGGGGGAGGGCATGCAGAACGATTCATGCAGTTATGGAGGATCACCGATCCAAGCTTAGCTGTATTTGGATCTTTTATCATAGTTGAGCCCAAGAAGGCACGACCGTCATTGCCCAAACATGTTTCCAAATCCTTGCTGTCAAAAGATTGGATCGGTGAATCCTCAGTGGAGAGCTTTAACACTTGGGCAAGTGACTTAGCAAAAGTTGTGTTGGCGACAGGGTACATGCCAAGCATGCCGATTCTGCCGCGCAGTAAGCGTGTAGCTCGTTCGTTATCAAGAACGATATGCGGATGTTTAGCAACGTCATTTGCCAGTGTCAACGCATTACGAGCGATTGTGGGGTTAAGGTTTTCTTGTGCGGTTGGCCATGAGACTATGTAAACGACCTTGCCGCTCGACTGCACAGAGCGCATGTAACGCTCAAAGACAGGGTGCAGAGCGGTAACACTACTACCGGTACCGCCACCACCGCCAGCAAGGACGAATAGCCAATCAACTTTACCGAGTTTGATGCGGAGGGCATCTTCAACAATTGCACCATTTTGACTTAAAACCTCTTTTCCGTAGTCTACGTTTTTTCCAATCCCGTCTGAATCGGGGATGAGGACAACGTGATCCTCTTCTACATTCTTTGGAATGTCTTTACCTGTTGAATTTACGAGTAGCGTTTTGTTGAATCCAAGTTCAATAAACGCATTCGCCATTTTATTGCCTCCACCGCCGACACCAACGAAACCAACATTGATAGATGAGGGTGCTGTGTTCTCGGGGAGTAAATCTTCATCAGAGTATTCCATCTGTAATCCGAAATCCTCAACCATGCCGAAATCTTCTGCATCTACTTCTTCGTGGTAACTGTCTTTCTCCTGCGCAAACGCGGGAGGTGGTTCTGCGGGAGGCAGAAAATCAAATTCGTTTTTATCGTCGTTTTCGTCTGACATTGTTTATTCCTTTAAGCTTGATGCTTTCCGTGATGTGGTTTACCAAGTTCTGCAAAGATCTGAGAAATCTCAATGAAAGCTTCTTTGCCCGGGCGTCCCATATACTTAAGACCGTTCTCAAGTGAACTCGCAATATGATCTACACTGAAATATTTCAATGCGTTTTTCATATCTGTGGCAAGTTTCGCCTTATCAACCTCAACATCGTCGTTGTAGAAAGGATCATAAGGCTCTGACATATCCGGGTACTTCTCTGGTTCGGGCTCTGGTTCGTAAACGCTTTTTCCTGCGGGGGCGTCGAAGTTAATTGCCTCTTTTATCTCTTCCTTAATAATTTGTTTAAGTTGCGACTTACTAATTTTCACTTTGTAATCTCCTATTGGTTTACTCTTGCGTATCCGTCTTTCTTTTCAATCACGATTTGCATGTCAACACAATCTTTGAGCGAATCAAGGTGCGAGATCAGCAAAACGTTCTTAAAATACACTTTAATTAGTTCCAAGATCCGAATAAAACCCTCCATATTTTCTTCGTCTAGTGCGGTACCCGGCTCATCAAGGATAAACAAGTCGCTTTTAGGCAATGATGAAACACTCAAAAGTGCCAAGCGGATGGCCATGGCGGCCATTGTTTTCTCTGCTCCAGATGCCATCTCAATTGGGCGCTCGTTATACTGTGGGTGTTTGATGAAGATATCAAATTTATTTCCTGATGTCTCAAAGAAAATTTCGAAATCTACAATATTGGCTAATACTTTGGCAATTTCTGAATTAATAACAGGCATTTTCTTTTTGATAATGTCATAAGCAATACCATTGGAGTGCATACAACGCATAAATAAATCATAAGCTGAGAACTCTTTTTCCAGCTGAATATACTCTGCTTTTAATTCTTTCAAATTTTCAGATTGTTGTTCAAATGAGCCCACCTTTTTATAGAGACCAAGGGTCTTATCTGTTTCTATTTTGATACTTTGTCTCACCTTAATAATACTCTGTTCATAATCTTCTTTATTGTTGAGCAGTTTTTCAAGATTTTCAATAGCTTCTTTGTTTTGCTCATAGGCCATCTTTTTGTCGGTCAAATCAGAAACAGAGTTATTGATCCTCTCAAGAGCGATATTGTTTCTTTCAATACTCATTTTTAAATCGTTAATCAAAATCTCTGTTTCTTGTTTTTTGTTCTGCAGTTTCTTAAATTTCTCTATGTGATCCGAAACGATTGTGGGAGCCAAGGCAGACAAGGTCTTCTCTAATTGTACTACTTCGGTTTTCATTTCAGGTATTGTTGCGACTGCAATATGTGCATCTTTTATAAACTTACACGTAGGATATGATGTACCACAAGGTATATCATCCAGCAATCGTTCTTTGCTTATTGCGGAATCTAACAAACTTGTAAACTCAGCTAATTTATGGTTAGTCTCGGTGATTTGTGTCTGCTGTGTAAGCAAAGCATCGTAATCAAGCTGTCCCATAAGAATAGTTATTTTATCATATCGGGCTTTTTCATTTTTGAGAGTTGTTGAGTCTTCAATTATTTTATTAGACAATAAATTAATCTGTTTTTGATTCTTTTCTAAAGCACGATAAATATCGAAGATATCAATTGCCTCCGCGGGGATGTCTGAAATTTGTTTGTCAGCCTCAGCCAAATTTGCTTCTTGCTCTTTTAAAACTTTTTCTTTAGATTTTACAATCTTTTCTTGTTTTAAAATTTGATTTTTACAGTTTTTCAGATTTTTGAGTGCTTCTTCAATTTCAGCCTCATATTCCCTATCTTCTAATTTTTTAAGATATGCTTTCGCTTCAACTGATTCTTCCTTCGCCAATTTAAACTTTTTATCAAAAATCTCTAAGTCTAAAAACTTGGCAATGATTTCCTTACGACGCGTGGAACCTTCGTCGATAAATGCCAGTGAACCATGTTGTGAGGCTAATGATGATACGTTGAAATCCTCAATTGTGCCAAAGTGTTTACGTATATTCGCATCCGTGTTATTACGTGTTAAGCCATTTAGAGATGTTGTCTCGCCGGTGGCACAATTGTGAACTTCAAAATTTAGCTCAGTCTTAGCTTCTTGTGTTTTCTCCCCCTTCAGCGTCTTAACATATTTCGTGGCTGTTCTTTCAATCATGAAAAGGTTATCATTAATTTGAATTTCTAATTTGCCGCGGCCGTGATCTTTGTTTTGATTAATTACATTAAGGTTTTTGCGCTCATTCTTAGAGGTTGTATTGAACAATGTCCATAAGGCGGCATCTACAACAGAACTTTTGCCTGAGAAGTTTTTGCCAAATATACCAACGATCCCATCCAGTGTATCAAAACAAACATTATTTTCTTCACCGTAATTAAACAAATTATCAAATTCAAAATTTATCAATTTCCAATTAATGTTGCGAGAGACGTCTTCCTCTTTTTCAATGATCACGTTGTACTTTCTATTTAATTCATAAACGCTTTCTAATATATCATCTGTAATATGGTAATCCTTCAGATATTCGCTGATCAATTCTTCTTGAACTTTGATATCACGTAGGTTCTCGGTCTTAAGACCATCTGTTAACTCTTCTACATTGCCACGTTGGCCTGATGCTCTGTTAAGAAACGAAATGCTTTCAGGCTTAAATCTATGTTTAGCGATATCCACTGCACGTTTCATTACATCTAAAGGCAGGTTGTTATTGCTGACTAGTCGTAAACGTGAACCGGTAGGAACCGCGGTGTTTTTGGGCATGCGGCCCTTCCGCGTAAGTTCTATTGTAATAAACGCCTTGGGGTTTATAAGAGATACATGACGGGTATCAAAATTGTTTTTGTCTTCTATCTCCCATATCAAATAACCTTTGTCGTTGCTTTCACCATGGTTCTGCTGTACTAAACTGCCCGGGTATCTTGCTTTCCCATCATTATCAATCTTTTGATTAGTCTTGTGGATATCACCCAAGAGCGCATAGTCGTATTTCTCAAGGGTTTCCATGTCAATATCACCGTGAGTCATCATCCAACCACTGTCGGTGACTGAGCCAACCACAGAGCCATGATAAAGGGCGATGTTCGTGCGGTCTTCCGGCAACGTCTCTTGCCAATTTTCTGGATCAACAATAGATAACACATGTAGATCAATTCCGTCAGCAACTTCAATAACATCTGAATATTTGTGAAAATGAATATTGGGGTGCTTCAGATTATCCACAATAGGGCTTATTGCATCCAGTCTTCCGCTATTCTTAAGGTTCATATCATGATTACCAAGAATTATATGGTATGGTGCGATGTCTGCTAAATTAACAAACAGATCACTCATCATACGAATCGCCTCGGGGCTCAAATCAAGTTTAGTGTGAAAGGTGTCACCGGTGTTAACAATAATATCTGGTTTTTCTTCTTTTAGTTTTTCGTAAAGCTGTTCAAATACAGCACGGTATTCCTTATGATACTTCAATTTTCGGACATGGATATCCGATACATGCGCAATCTTAATGCCCATATACTCTCCTATTAATTAATAGCTTTGAGTAAAAATAGGGTACTGTAATACGCGGCGGCCAAAACAGTGGCGTCCAGAAGTGTTTTAAAGATAAAGAAAACAACTTTGTTCATAGCACAGCCCTCCCAAGCTACTATTAGTATATCATGTCTGTGGATAAATGCAAGCTTTTTCTGTTAATATTTTACTTACCGACGTTTTGGCCGGTAATTTTATTAAACATTTGCATGTAATATTGAGAAGCAGACATGCCTGCATTTGGAAGTTCAGGATTCACCATATCTAACAAGGGGTAAGATTCGTATCCGAAAGATTCACCCTTACCTTTAAGGAATTTTATACCGCCTTGAGATGCCTTTTGCATTTGTGCTTGGTTTCCACCAATTTCGCCTTTACTTACCTTGGCGGGATTAAAATCTGGTAAATCATATAACTGTTTATACTGTTGTGCATATTGTTCTTTGGACATATCGGCATCCCTAACTGTGTCAAGATCAATACCCGGCCTTAGTTCTGCCTTGCTGGTTACACCCTTGGCAATTTGGTTTTTAATGTCTTTCTGTAATTTCAGCAAAACGCCGTATTCTTGTGAAAACATTTGTGTGCGACCACCATCGTAATCTTGGAAAATAGGGAAGTTTTGCATTTGAGATACTCTATCACTAAAATCTTGACCTGCTTCACCACCTACAGAACCCTTGTCTGCATCTGGGCTTATATTCCACATAAAGTTGGCTGATGAACCTAGCAGGTCATTAACTGATTCTAATGCGTGGCCGGACAGTTGTTTTTCAGCTTCTACGCTAGCTTCTGCAGCCGCGCGTTCAGCAGCTTTAATATCAGATAAATCGGAACTTCGGTCTCCGAGAACAGCCAACAAACCGCCAACAACTGCTAGGGGGAGTAGACCTTTTTTAATTCTAGAAACCAAGTCGCGGCGGTGTTCCTTTTTGTATGCTTGCAAGTCTTCATCATTTTCAAGAAGAAATTTATCCAATTCTTCTTCAATTATTTGTTCTAAAAAATTATCAACTATTTCTTCTAAAATAATTTGTTTAAGTTTTGACTCTGTGATATTCATGCTATACCGCCGATAGTAAATCTAGCAGTAAATAGTTGTCTCTATCGATAAAGGAGGCTTTATTCTTTCTTTCAGCAAACACTTCTTTAGGCATTGAGCCTACATCTTCGAACCCAGAAATATCAATCTTGTAAAGTTCAATATCATATCGAAGAAGCATTTCAATAATCCTCCTCTCTTTGCTGGCTGCATCTGGGTCAAGTGCGACGTAGATTGGGGTGTCATTTCGTACAATCTTTCGTAATAAATCGGACCCGGCGCGTAGGGTTGAGCCCAATATAGGAACAGCATTTCCGGCGACAAGTGCATCAAAAACTCCCTCGACCAATACTAGGTCTCTATTCCAGTCAATATATAGGTCGTTAAACACTATATCCTTGGATGCTCTTGGATTTTTATACTTATAGGAGTCCCCAGTATAGGATCTCGCGATAAAGTAGCTACAATCGCCATCTTCGTCAAAAGATGGAATAATGATTCTGTTGCGATATTCGCCGCTAAAACAAAAACCTATCTTCCACTTAATTATGTCTTCTTTTGTAAGTCCTCTTTTGAGTAAATATTTGAGGGCGTAAGCACCTGTTGCTGGGACTTTGTTTGTGCAGAGTGTTGCGAATTCTTCTGGTAATTGTATTTTCTCACTCCTTGTTTCAGGCTCGTATTCATCAAAGAGTTCATTAAACTTCTCCAAGTCTGTCCGAACTGTAATTTCGTCCCACCGCTGGAGTTGTGTAAAAGAACCAAAACGCCTAATAACCCGCCTAATATTACGACCGCGATAATCACAAACCCAACACTTAAAAGCATTTTTATCCAAATTAATAGAGAATTTACGCTTGTGGTGATTGCACGCAGGACACGTGAAAAGAAGTTCCTGTCCTTTGTCAATGTTGTTTCCAAACGTTTCATATAATATTCTCTTTGCTTCTTTCTTATTCATATGCCCTCAAAGCAAATTTATCATGAATTGGTGTTCATGTCAAGTAAAAACCCCGCCGAAGCGGGGTTTTAATTTTACTGTGCTTGTAAGGCGTCAATAATTTGAGCCTTGGTGGACTTTGTGTTGACCGGCAAGCCTCGCGACTTTGCAACTTCAAGAAGTTCAGCCTTCTTCATGCCAGCACTCCAGTCAGTGAATGTAATGTCTGGAGTTGCTTCCGGTGGGTGACCTACACTCACCAATTCGATCTCAAAAGTTAACTCCTCTCCAGCTAACGGGTGATTGAGATTTAATACAACCTCATCTTCCAAGATCTCGTGAATCTTGGCCAAAAAAGATCCTTCAGGACCATTTCCTTGAACTACTTCTCCCACCACAAAATCAAAATCAGCCCCAAAAGCTGATTTTGGCGCTGGGCGAAGTGCATCGGGGTTTATAGGCCCGTAGGCTTCTTCTGGAGAGAGATTGACTACAGTCTTTTCTCCCGCAGTCATGCCAACAATGGCGTTCTCAAAACCTTCAATCATGGTTCCGGTGCCAAGACTGAAATTTAAAGTTTCACCGCGTGTGCGTGAGTTGTCAAATTCGGTACCATCAATTAAGGTACCCTTATAATGGACACGAACTCTGTGTCCTGTTTCTGCTTTCATTTTTATCTCCTAGGTTGATGAAAGAACATCATGTGTAAGATAACACATGAAGAGTTATTTGTCAAGAACATTCTGTATTATAACCGGCTTGAGCTATTATAATAGCATCTGCTCTATCGTAAGATTCTGGCTTGGGGTTTCCATACCTTGTATATTCAATTTTGAAGGCCGGCTCGGTTTCTAAAAGATGTTCTAATACCACTTGTTTGGCCTTCTGACCGCGGGGGACTTTGATTCCGGCAAGCTTCCTTGCGGACGTGGCACCGATAAATTTGGGCTTAATTTCAAAAAGTTCATATACAACCCAAGATACAATTCCATTAAACTTTTGTAACGTAGCCATAGTTTTAGCGGAAGATCCACCAGAATTAAAAAACGTAAAAGGCTGTTCAATATAAATATGTTCAATGGGATATTTAGAATCTCCAAGACCCGCCACATCTTCATTGTTGCATTGGTACATCTCATATAAATCAAGTAGTTTTTCTTTAATTGTTATTGTTTTCTCAAACACATCTTTGTATTTTCTTAGATCAATTGAATCATAAAAAACCAATTGTCCTTCAGCAACAATAGCAAAACCAGTAATACTGGTGCTTATATCAATTCCTAAAATCATTTTAAACCCTATATTTTCGCCAACTATATGGTTTTCTGTTGTCTAGATAGTATTCATTGAACATTTGAGCGTACGCTTCTTGTTCAAAACGAATCCTGTGGTATGCTACCTCTTTATCTCTGAACTTTATCATTCCCTTTAGATAATCCCAACCATATAACAAATAAAAGAATACCACAAAAAGTTCTTTTTGTTGAGCAATATGTATACTTTCATGATTTAAAACATCAGGTGACATGTCTTCGCGCGAAATAATAAATGGGTATAGTGTAATTGCACAAATATCAATTACCCAAGAAATCGCTTTCAAAAATTTTGGAGCTATTATTACTATTGGTTTCATTATATATCTATTTTCAATTTAAACGAATAATCATCATCTTCATTTTTCAGTACTGGGTTAGCTAAAGTTGCTACACCTATTAAGTTTTTATGTTCATCATATATTGCAATTCTTGAAATGTATACTTGTCTTTTAAAATCAGCATTATGGCCCATATAACTTGATGATACCATATTAACTATCAATTTGTTTTCATTTTCTTGGTATACTGCCGAAGAAGAAATTGAAACCTTCTTTTGTCCATATTTTATATATGACGGATTATTAGAATAATTCACTTCGCCCTTTTTAGCATGCGCAAACATAGTAACAACCTGTGTATCTGTTTGTCCCCTAAAGGACAGATTAAAAGAAGCAGATACAAAATTGCCGCCGGCGGTCGATTGATTAACACCATCTAGTGCGCCGGCGCCGAAATAAATCCACCGTGGTCTGTCACTGGTTGTGTCACTTTTGATCGGGATGGAATCGCCCTCAAGTTGCCAAGACCCTGTTAACAATAAGAAACCTTCGTCGTAAAGGACAACACCAGCCACAGAACCTGAACCAGTGGAACCCGGGGGCCCGACCTGCACAAGTTCTCCATTTCGCTTTTCATCTCTAAGTTCACCAACAAGTGAGCCTGTAAAATACCATTTAAGAGAGACGGTGCCGGGTTGCAATTGGGTGCCATAAAATATTGATGGAATTGAGACTAAATTAATAATTTGATTATCTTTGTTCCAGTTCCAGTACCCTCCATCAGCGGCGCCCATGGTGCCGCCTTTTGATTCTACCAAATAGTGGCGGCTTCGGGTTGCTCCATAAAAATCCAGCCTGTTCTTCAAAGCAAAATAAAACGGATGAATTGGTGTACCTTCACTTGTTCTAGTGCCGGTGTTGGTGTCAACAATTGTGTCTCTTTGACTGGGGTTAGCCATGTAATACCGATGTATAGAGGCAGACATCGGATAACTACTTGTTATCGTGTCACCATAAACAAATTCATTACTGTAACTGGCTGGGCTAGCTGTTCTGAAACTAGCGCCGGCGGAATCCTTTGTAATAAACGGGTAAATTGACTTCGCGGTTGACGGCTTTCCGGGGGTACCGCGGTCAATCACGCGATCAATATTATACTCATATAAACTTATGTGGCCTTCTGGAACATTATAGACGTCGTGTGACAAGACACCAGACTGCTCTGGTATGCTATTGTAAAACACGCGACTATCAAATATTAAAAACTCAACGCGCGGGTGAGCGCGCATTGTGTTGATTATAATATCTTTGTCCGAGAACTTCTTTAGGGACATAACGGCCCCCTTAGTAATCCAGCCTGACGCGGAGGGTTAATTCATTTGTTGGATCTTTGCGCAGCGGCTCAGACAGTTTGGCAGTAGCTAACAGTTCGCCGGCGGCACTATACATGCCCACAGTGGTTACATATGAAATTGGAATATCACTAGAGATGTTTTTAACAACAATCGCGGCGCCCGAAACATATGTTGGGTTTGTGCTGTAATTGAATTTATTCCAAGGTACGCGACAGAAGAAAATATTTGAGTTAATTTCTGTTGTATTGTTGAAAGCAATGTTCGTGATTCTGTGGCGGAATGCGTTGCAGGCACCGGAGATCGAAGAACCCGAGAGGGTCGCGACGACGCCCTTAGTATTCGCGTCCAAATCCCCCTGATTCCATGAAAAATCGCCATTAAAATCAACGTTAAGTGTGTCCGCTTCGGCTTTTCCACCCAGATCATTCTTAAAAATCGAAGCAGTTAAAACCGCAATTCCTGCTTGATAGAAAATGTTGCCGACTTCAGCCCTACCAAGTTTTGTAGCCAAAACACCGTCTTGGGCATAGAGAATGCCATACTCGCCGCCGAGCGCAGCGACTGTACCTTGGTTATCAGAAGCACTAACATCAGCTATGGTGACAACGGCGCCGGCGGTGGTAGCGTCAGCCCATGAGCCCGTAGCCACTGTCATACTAAAGGTACCCTTTTTGATCTGGTCTTTTGTTAATAATCTAGAAAAGTTAACGAATACTACTTCAAGCATTTGATTGGTGTTATCTGAGATATTTAAGTCAGACTCGAATCTTTCAACGAACTCGCCCGTATCTTTACTATAACCCAGCAGCACTTGGGCCATAGAATTATACATATTGATCTTTTTAGCGTTTTGAATACTTGCAGAACCACTCAGCGCAGAAGCTTCGTCGTAGCCCACTGTTAAATCAAAAATGTGGTTTGCAGAAGAACTCAAATAGGGATAATCATAGACGGACTGAAATTGTCCGTGGCTAAAATTCTTGATATTTTCTTCAATATAAGAGCCCGTACCGAACTTGTAAATAGCTCCGGTCATGGGGATTGCTTCGTGAAGCAATGTCTTTGTCGTGATGATGTCCGTACTTAAATTAAACGGCTGAAATTGGTTAGGCATTAGTAAACTCCATTATACTTTCCTTACTACTCTAATAGGTATGTGTGCTGTGACACCCGATGTTTTTCCAACTGCGTACACAGTGGTGTCAATATAATCATATGTGTTGCCATCACTAAACAAATCTTGGCTAGTTTTTCCATATAGGGCATATTTTGCAGCGCTATCTTTAAGATCTGGGTGTACAGTGAAAGAGAGACAGGTAATAACACCACTAGGGCCATTAATAGCTGAATAGTCATCTGCTGCTGTAGAACCATCTGCACGGGCAGAAATTTGGGTGGTGATAGTGGGTACAATGGCTGTGCCATAGTTAGAGATCCCTATCCTATTGGTACCCGCACGAACTCGGCTTCCGAACGCTATCTTAATCTGTGAATCACCTTTGGCTGGATATAGCCATTGAGAATTAGCTGGGGAAGGATGTGCCACGCCGTTCAAAAATCTCGTATCCATTGATATATCCATATTATTATCTATTAGATGTTGATCTGAAAGGTATGCTTGTTTATTGGTGCGCCCCACTGTTCTCGGCGGATCAGCATTAAGGGAATCAATGCCGGTCTCTATATAGATAGCAGTATCGCCACTTCCCGGGGCTTGGTAATAACCAACACCATTGCCTGCTCCGTGAGCGGTGTCTAATGCGGATTTGAGGGCATCACCAGTCTGGGCATTAACCGAGACGTAATAGATGCCACTGCTAGTTCTTTGAACCGCGGGCCCTTTGATACCGACGGTTTTATCCCACACTTTTAGTGTTGGCATATAAAGCAGGTTCAAATTACCATTGAAGCTGACCAAACCATAGTTGATATTTGCATTTGAAGAGGCGAAAGCCTCTAATACCGGTGTTTGTAAAATTTCTAAATCATAATATGCCGAACCGGACGGATGATTTTTGTTATAAATTCTATAATCAATTTCGTCGTCACCTAAAGCAAATTGAGTAATTCTAAAATTACCTTCTGCCATTCTTTTGCGACCTAAATCTGTTAAAACTGCATCGAGAACAATGTCTCCGCTGTTATCTAAAAAAGCCATTTATTTTCCTCTCTCCTGATAAATAGTAGTCAAAATTGTTTATCCCCTTGACAATTTATAAGTAATGTTCAAATCAATTTTTTTGCCCGTCTTCTTTGAAGTTAAACGAATCTTAAAGGTTTTATCCCAAATGGGGTCTTCCGCAAGTCCGACTTTGATTTTTTCTTTTTGACTATATGATGGTCTGGAATAATCAACGCCATCGGTATTTAATAGCAGTTGCTGAATATTTGGTACAAGGTTAACTAGTTTTTTAAATTCTTTTGTTGTATTAATCGCAACGTCGGGCACCAAATCGTGCGGATAAATGGTATCAAAAATGGGATACATATAACCGCCATCACTCACAAGCTCGGCCTGATATACAGGACTGAAGTAACCCGGCTCTTCGCGTTCATTCAGAAATCTCATAGTATAATAATATTTTTTATTTGGCTGTATCTTGTCATAAAATAGTGCTTCCGAGGCAACTGATATATCTTTCAAAACTATTTTTGGTCCGCCGGGGCCGCCTCTGATAGCCGGCTGACGGGGCGCCATCGCTAGGACACTCTCATGGTCGCCCTCGGGCGCCCAGTGGTGGAAATCCGGTAGATATTCGGCCATGGCTTTATAATTCGCTAGATCAAGCAAAGATACTCGCTTACCTTCAAATTCTTTATAACTCGTTGGTTTATGATCAAGTCTATAAATTTCAAGGTATCGCGCGATGGAGGCAGACTCTCGTTCTAATTCGGTAGTTTCAGTAAAACTATTAGAGGCTAAATAATCTCCTTTGTTTTTTTCTTCTTCTTCTGTCAAGACCGCCGGATATGGGAGTTTTTCAAATGCCCGGTGTTCAATCTCAAAACCAATTCTGCTAGAATCATCATCAACCGGGAAAGGAAGGGCATATGCGGGACTAGTTGGGTGATCAAGAACCCTAACTGTCTTTGTAGCTACCGGGATTTCAAGCAATTTCAGCGACGGCTGGATTGCAATATTTAAATCGGCCAAATATTTGTAATGTTCGCTAGCAACTTGTGCATCTGTTGCGAATTCATTTTCTAAAGCACGTGCAGCAAGGGAGGGCCTTTTCGCCGGTGGGGCGCCCGGTCTCATAATATCAATTAACTTATCTTTTCTTTCTTCAGTAAACGGATCATAAAATTCAAGACAGTATAGGGGGTTCATAGTTTCAACAGTCAAATCAGATATAACCTTTGTAATTCTCAAATCGCTAGCTTGATATCTAGATCCGTTCACAAGCACGTAAGCGTAGATTTTATAAGTATATTCTTCACCATATTTCACCTGAGTGTCAAGAATTTCTGCCCTATGGATGTCGTGAGCATTCATGAGATAAAAGTTTTGCAGAACGTTTTGAGATTGACCATCGCCGGTTGCTGGGCCGCCAATCTTTTCAACCCGGTACGCCATGGTCTCAGCGAAGCTTGATTCTCGTACGGATTCAAAATAGGGGCTTTTGATCTTCTCTAAATATATGTCATCGTCAACATAATCAAGATATTCCGTCAAAGCATAGGTCATCGCGATTGTATTCAAGTGTCTAAAAAAGCCATCTTTATCATATAGGGCTCTCTTTGTGGGTTCGTTCATATTACCAACACAATAGAAGTCATCTGAAGTATTCAAATAATTTTCTCTCATATGAAATAACAATTTACCCATATCTACTAACTTTATATCAGCATTGTAAAACTCGTTGCTTTCTTTGTTGGGATTTAGATTTTGTGTCTCTTGTACCGAGAAGGACGTAGTAGTGGTTTGCAGGGCTGCTGATTTATCGACAAATAAATCCTTAAGTGTCAACAAAAATTTAGCGGAGGCATCATTGTTTATCACACTATCGGTTATGGGGCCGGAGCCTTGAGGCGGCAACTTAACTTTAGTGTACATCGGCAGAGCTTTCTTATTGTCCAATATTTCTAGAAACTCTTTTTGTAATGAGTTATGATCAAATATTATATTTTTTAATTTTTGAGTGACATACGCCTCTGTTTTATCATTTAAAGGTGCAACGTCTAGAGTGTTATAATAATGCTTAAGTACTTGTGATTCACCCATGTATGAAAATTCTGTTGGTTTCGCAGCCATCATATTGTGATAATCTTTGACAGTTTTAAGGAATTGTAAAGTGGTACTTGTGGGCCACACACTTTCACGATTTATATAATTGAGTATATCAGGTTGACACTGTGAATAGCTATAATCCTCTAGAGACACTGCGGGACGTGCTTCATCACCCAAATAAACATCGTCAATTGAGCTAACAGTTTGTAAAATATATGCATTTGGTATAAGAAGCTCGTTATCCAGTGTTGACAAATACTCTTCATATTCTTTATAATAATAGTTGTATTCATATCCTATTTCAATATTTGAAAAAGAGTCTTTATTTTCTATATTAGATTCTCTTAGTTGCAAGGCTTCATATGGCAATGAATAATCAAACCAATGATCATAGTATTCCTCACCCGAGTATAAGGCGCCGTACACTTGATTATTAAAATTTCCGCCGGCCCAGATTGCTTGCCAGTGTTTATCGTTTTTTATTAACTTATTGTTCCCGTATATTCTAATAGGATACTTTATAATTGGCTGCACGACTTTTGAAGCATAATGTTGGCTTCTTATAATATTTTGTTCATGATCAAACCTCAATACATAAGTTATATATGGATTTGGATACATTTCTACGGGAACGATTTTGGTGTCGTGCCCGGGCGATATGGGTTCCGCGCGATAAACCGATTCTAGCGTATACTCCGATCCTCTCTCGGAAGAGCTAACTACTTGCCAGCTTCCCCCAAGCGCTGTACGCAAAGAATCAGACGATCCAGAAATTAAGTTCTTATCAAAAATTCTAAGTTTTCTGGTATATAAACTCATTAGTACATGCCCCCATCGCCGGTGGGCAAGCCACCACCGCCGTCGCCGGGCCTCCAATCTGCCTTAGAGCCGGCGTCTCGTGCTTCTTCCATTTCGGCTGCGTCAAAGCCGGCGGTGTCGGAGGAGGTTGGGACCAGCGTCGGGTTCATCATATAGTAATAACTAAGATCAAAAAATCCTCCTGTTGGAGTTTCGGGCGCCCTATAAGCTTCACCACTATATGTGTCAACATAATGAGATGGGTAATATCCTGCTGTAGAGAATTCAGCATCGTCTGTACTGGCTATCGCCGCTTGAATATTGGTACCTGACGATAACGCCAAATTAGCGGGCGTGATTTGTTCCGGAGTCAATTGTTGTGTATCTACTTTCTTAAACGTGTACGCCACCTCAATAAAGGTCGTTGCCAAAAAATTTGCCATCCCCATATACAAGTTGTTTAATGTTGTATTCAGATCATTTGGTTGGCCGAACCGAGCCTTAAGTGCTTCTTCTTCTAATATATTGTAGGTAACTTTAAATTCATTTTCGCGAGGTACTTGTCGTTCCTTATAAAGTGATTTGAGGCGGTCTTCTTTAAAAAATTGAAGACTCGTAGCCTCTGAGGTTGCCGGGGTACCGGGCACGTTTTCCATCCGATCAATGATTGTAGAAGGATAAGGTACTTTAAAAGACAATACCGCGGAAGAATTTTCGACAGCGCGGATCCAGTCTGGAAAGGGCAATACGCTGTTTTGGGGTTCGCCGGCTGTAGACTCCACATATTCACCAGTATATGGATCGAGGTGGTAACCGGCCGTCGCAAATCCGCCGCCGGGTCGACCATCGCCGCGCGCGATGCTATCGGCCCAGTCATCTATTAGAGTAGCTCGCTTCCCGGAAGTTGCTTTGGCTTTTTGGAAAGGCATACAGTATCTTACACCATCTGTGGCCTCAATTATAACATTTTTTGGTCGTGTGGCTGCCTCAACGACGGTGAAGTCAGCACGTTCAAGTTCATCCGTTGTATAGCCGGCTGAGGCAGCGTATGAACCATGGTCGCATTTCCAAAAGTCGCCGGAGGGGTCTTCACCATTGGTATTAACGGTAACCATAATTGGGGGGTCACCAATAGGATAATAAGTTTTGGCATATACGCTTTCACCTTGCTGGACGGAATTATATACAGAATTCCTCGTCCATCCGATCGCAATTTCAGAATTAGTTCTTTCGCTAAAGTCCCCCAACCGTTTGGTTGTTGATCTAGCAGTTAACGGCTCAAACGTTTCTTGATCATAGCCTATAATTGAATATGAGCCACCACCAAAAATATTTTGAGATTCCGGGGAGGAATCGGGTGATGCAAAATTGGCAACCTTGGGCTTGTTGTCAGCTTCTAGATCCCTCACGAGATCCTCATCCGCTAATTCCTTGTATGCGCCGGCCATTTCGCCAAATGGTGCTCCCATTATTTAACCTCCTTGTTTTCCATATGCTATTTTAAAATGTGGTATCATAAGTCTTGGACTTGTTTTTGAAATACGTTTCTGTTGTTTTGTAATCTGCTCTACCAATCGCACAACATTGGGAGTGTTGATTTTCTGTATCCTAAGTTTGTGCCGTTTTTCAAGATCTGTCGGATTGTCATCTGGTTTAAAAATATTAGAGGTCTCAGCGGCATCAAGCTCTGATGGGATTTTGTATAATTCACCTATTTTAACCATAAGTGGGGGCCCTTGTTTCTTATCAAAACTAACTTTATCAAACAAATTTGCATTTGGTATATTTGTAGTATCTGTCTCTAACTGTAATAGTGAAAAATCAACGGCAAATTGCGCAACGGAGCTGTCAGGAGACCGAGGACTGGGTGCCTTTGGCGCCGTCATAACAAATCCAATCCCCATTGATGAGAGGATCCCTAGGGCATCGTCGTTAGCTGTACTGTTGTCAGGCGGTTCGGCCAGAAGTCCCTTGTTGGCGAAATTCATTCTAGCTTGTTTTAAATTTTGAATATTTTGGCCCGGGCCCGTTCTTTTATTGCAGCCCGGGCATTTTATTTGAGTTCTGCGTGCACCAGTCGTACTACCAGCTACCTCTTGCGCTTTGGCTAGATCTTTGGGGCGTACCTGTCTTGGCATGATTTTGTCTCCTTTTTTAATTAGTATTAATGTTATATTTTTGCTTGTTCAATCCATCTTGCGGCCGATGTGATCTTCACCAATATTACTGGTTTCTGTGTCGTCTAATTCGTTGAATCCAGTATTAGCTTGATCCATTGCAGATTCGTGCTGCTGGCCGGTTGTATATGTTTCGGAAGAATATTCCGTCGCGGCGCCGGACATGGAGGAAGCGGCCTTTCTTAGATATTCATCGTAACTCGCGAAGTCGCGGATGACATCAAAGCCCGGGATTTGTCTTTCATAACCTCCCTGCGGTGTAGACCCCTCGGGGTAATAGTTGAGGTAACGTTTGGTGTCGTCAACCAGGAAATCAGGGCCGTTGTAGAGTTTTCCGGCGCCTTTGGGGCTGCCGGAGAACCAGCCATATCTTCTTTCACCCTTTTCGTTGCCTGCTTTTTGTTTGCGTTTTTTGGCGCGGTATCTATAAGCTCGTTTAATAAACCTACACTTAATATCGCCCTCGAGGTCGCGACGATAGCTGGCATAAACTGTTGGTTCACCATATTTTTCAACATCATACCAATCTACCACATCGTCTTCGTAATGTGGGTCAATCCAAACATAACCGTATTTATCATTGGCAATACCCATGGGATCAATATCTGAAAATTCGTCTTTTACGACGTCGTAGTTTTGTGCTTGAAGGCTTGTTTTGCCATATTTGGAGAAATCTTTCTTTGTATTCCAAGCATCCCACCACCAGACGTACCAGCATCCGCCCTGCCAATTAACTCGCTGGGCCTCATACTCTAATTTTTCCTCGTATACGAGCTTCCTTTCCTCAAAAAGCAGTTTGATATCCTCGGCGACATCTCCGCGGACTGATTGAAGCGCCTCATGATAGGCAGCTTGTGCATCATTATATCTTGTCTGTTCAGCGTTAATGACACTTATAAATGCATCGCGATCTGATTCAGACTGATTAGAATAGGTAGAGTCCGTCCAGCTGTTTTCAAGAGTCAGTGTCTGCACAAATGGAGTAGCAAAGGCGCTTGGGCCGGCATAGCCGCTGTCCGGACAAGCTCGTGGTTCCGACATATACTTACCGAGAGTAGAAGATTCAGAATAATATGTTTCATAAAAATCAATATAATTATAATAAAAGGCCTTTAAAGCTTCTAGGGTGCCCGATCTCGGTGATATTTTTTGAACAAGATTGCGCGCAGCTATCAACATCTGCGTTGGATCGCCGGCATACTTATTTGTCATAAAATCTACATTTTTAATATAGGAGACCGCGGTCATAAGCCATGGCGCTGAACCGGGTGCGGCAGCAAACTCGGCGTCCATAGACTCAGCGAAGAAATCGTTAAATACTCCATCAATATTATTATAGCTGCACTCCTGTGACGCGTCTAATAAATATGCTCTGAGTGCTTCTCCGAGATAATAATAATGACTAATAAGATCAACCATTACTTGTTTTGTCCCATCTTGTATGTGTACCTCATAATCATATTTGTCCAAGGTGGGGAGATTGTATTCATGCATGGTGCTATGCTGATCTATATTTTGAAACTCAAATGCCATCAGTTTGCCATTATTGTCTGAGGCTTCTTGGGTATCAGCAAGGAATCCCATATTTCTTTCAGTTAAATAATGTTGCAAAATCTTGTTTCTGTTGGTTGTTACTTTTTCAGGATAGGCTGCCTGAGATACCGTGACGCCCAGTGTGCTCGGTGATGGGCCCGAAGTTCGCTCAACTTGACTAGTGGCAAGATTGGGATCATAGTTGGTTGCCGGGGACCAGCCCGCAGTTTCTGTCATGTCTCTGGTATATGTAAGAATTGGGCTGTGCGCTCCATCTTGAGCATCTTGGGCGTCCTTGGGATTAGCTTCTGTTACGGGCATATATTTTTTCAATACTGCTTTTTTGGGTACGAAATACCTTTGTAACAATTCATTGCCAAAATGTTTTTGAAAACTTCTAACATTTATCATAGTAGCCAAAAATGAGTTATTAACAATATGTTGTTGCCAGTCATAAAGAAAATATCCAAAACTAACATTATATTCTTCTTTAGCAAAATAGTTTGTCTGGAATAACCCAGCGTACGCCGGATCATCAACGGTGATTGTTTTTCTGCCTAACAAGGTATCCATATAAATTACGAGATAACCTTCTTCGTTGATCTCAAAATTGTAGTTGACGTTTCCAGCCTGTGTACCGCCCGTGGCAGATCTGGCATATCGATCCTTCAACTCACCGACTCCGACCTCGCCCGGGCCAAATTCAGCTCCAGTTTGGCCAACGAAAGGAGTATCATCTAAATAATCCGCTAATTTTACCCTATATGATGGCTCATCTGTCCAAACAATACTTCTCCCTAAATTAAAGTTTTTCAACAACTCTTCGGCCGCCAAGGGTCTTGGATTCGGCAATTCATAGCCGGCCCTTTTAAACTTTCTTTCGTCCATGACTTTAGCATTAATAGTCAATTTCTTCGTTAGAGGGGTTCCAGAGATTATGACACTGTTGGCTCTATTTAATAATTCTCCAGAATCACTGTAAAATGCGCCCGTTTTAGTACCAGATGAGCGATCCAAAATAGTACGGCGGGCTTGTGCGAGGCGCGGTACAAGATTTGGGGATTTCGCGTATTTTGTTAAGGCATAACTGACTGATTCTAACGATGCTTCAAGCATTGGATCCGCGCTATCACTATCGTTTAATGGTCGTGCGCCGCCGACGGAGGTGGCTATAACATCCAATCGTTTAAATGGTGATATTAATTTATGATATCTGTCTATAAGCATCTTAAATTCAGACGCAATTATTTTATGATTTGTGGTATCAGCTTTATAATATTTACCATTTAGTCCTCGTAAGGGAGCTTGGCCATAGATTTCATTATTTGCATCAAAAAAACTATATTCAATTTGCGAGTCACTAACTGCGCCGTCAATAAGAACATGCTCGTAAGCCACATCACCGAATGCCATGGAGAGAGCAGCGTTTGTTTTAATATTTGAGGTCCGGAGTTGTTCTGGCGTCAAAATGCTGGAAAATGCTAAAATATTCACATTGGCATTATGAGATTCTGCGTACCGATATTTAAGAAGGTGCTCGTAGTCTTCCGGGTATCTATCATACATCAATCGTTCGCCAGAGGTCAACGGAACCTGTTCCGGAACTTTAACAACGGTTTGATGGTTTTGAACAGTCTGCACCTTCAGGATTTTTTGGCCGTCTTTAGAATAAAATGTAGTATATTGACCTTCGTCTATTGCTCTCATGATATCTTCTTTTGAGATGTGTATTATATCATATGAAACACCTTTATTCGGAGCGTCAGGATCGAAACCTATTGTGTGGGCGCCTATGTTTTGGTAAGAAGTTGGCGGTGGGTCTTTCAATAATTCAACCAAAATGGAGCTATCATATAATAATAGAGACAACTCATCAACAGCATCTTCAGCGTCTCTGAAATCAACACCTGTGGCCTTTTTATATTTTTTCATCGTCTCCTCGTGGTCTGTTCTGGGGCTGACAAGGTGCTCTTTTGTTTTCTTTTCAAGCGTATAGAATAGATCGGGACCGTGAGATGTGGACTTGGTAACAATATAATAAAATTGTAACTTATTAACTATGTCTTTAACAAAGTTGATATCGTTATTTGGCATAACAGGATCGTGTTCCGGCACCGTAAACAGGAGAGAAGATCTAATTTCCATAATGAAAGCGCCGCGGAGCGATTCACCGGTTATGGAATGGGTCGGGCTTCTTAATGTAACCAAATCAATGTAAGGAGTTGGAAAAAATTCCCCAAAGTTCTTATTTAAATCGCCAGTGTATACTAATCTAGACATATCTCAGCCTCCGACACGCTGCCATAAATATCAAACAATAAATCTTCCTCATCTCCAGGATTATCACAATTAAAGTCCAAATCAACATAATAAGAATCTTTGTTAAAATTAGAAGCTGCCTTACACGCGTAGTAGCTTGGAATATCAGCGTCAAGCACTAAATCAAAGTAGTATTTAACATCTTGGGGACTTAAAGTGCTGCCAACATCGTCGCGATCCAAATATGACCCCTCAACAGTTTCTTCCGGCAAACTTTCATCCGCATTTGTGGGCATTGTCATATAGCCATCAATAATCTGAGGAGGGATCTTGGGGAAATATTTTCTCTTAAGGTGCTGAAATTCTTCTCCTACTACTTTATCGCTGAATTCAAATACTTCTATTTCAAAATTTTTAGTCAGCAACTCTGTGTTCATTTCTTCAATGTAAAAGAGGGAATCGTCTCTTTCTAGAAAAATTATCTTTTTATCTATAAACTCAGTCGTTGCTAACTCAAAGTCTCTTGGTTCAATAGAGTTGTATGAATCATTATAATATGATTCAGCCGTCATGGTTCTTAGGGTATAACTGGCAGTCAGATGTAGTTGCGGAACCCTAGAATTATTTTGAGCATCTAAAAAGCTGCTAGATAGAATCTTATTGTGGAGAGATACCACTTTCCACGCCGGCGCCACTTGGGCACCGCCTTGAAGATACGCATCCCCCAATACTTGATCGAATCTAAAAATATCTTTTCGAGGCGATTCTAAAGATGGTTCAATATCAACAGTAAAAAAGTTAATCTCTCCTACGCCATCGCGATTATTAATTTCTTCAAGATCACGAAATAGAGTCAAGCCTTCCAAATATTGTGTTTCTTCTTTAATTCGCTTGCGCGTTTCATTCTGAACTTCGGCAAGGCCGGCGTATTGCGAATCATATAATATATTATCATCAAAGAACGCATAATAAATAGGTTTAAAGTTACCACGACCAAGGAGGTGTTTGCCATAAGATGTTAGCTTAAAATCAATTACATCCTGTTTTTTATTTAGAAATCTTGCCATTTTTGAATCCTTTATTAATTAGTCGCTTGTGAAAGTTAGTTGGAGAATCGTAGGGGGGTCCATACGATTCCTCCTGTGCCGCCGCCGGATGGTGGTGGCGGTGGTGGTGGAGCGCCGCCGCCGGATGGTGGTGGCGGTGGTGGTGGCGGAGAAGAGCCGGGTGGTGGTGGCGGGGCCCCCCCGGGGATAGAAGGAGACATATCTCTAATTGCGGCGGTCGCTGCGGCTTTGGTAGAATATACCTGTGGTAATATTTGTGCTTGTTGTTTAATAAGATTCAGCGTATCCACCGGGGGTGATAAGACAGGCGTAGTAGTGGCAGATGAGGCTTGCTCTCTAATTAAAGATACACCCCTATTTGATTCATCATCAAACAATATTTCAATATCAACCTTAATACCTTCAACAATCGACACAAAGTCGTAAGGCCAGTTATATTGAACTTCATATGCTTGCACTGGGGGTTGGGCCGGTTGGGCTTCACCGGGAGCCCCGGATGTGCCGGTTTCTTCCTCAGCAGTGTTGCTTCCTGCTCCTGTCCCCCAGCCCCCGGGGTTTACCATGCCCGGGACGTCTGCGCCAAGTACAATGCCTTGGCCCGGCCATCGGGATCGGGCGCCGGAGGGACCAACAAATTGAATGCCTGTGACTTTGCCAAAAGAATCTTTAGCTTGCTCTAATACATGACTGTTATACTCTCCAACGGCTTTTTGTTTGACCTTGAATGCCATAAAACGTACATCGGGTGTTTCAATCCCTAGGGCCTCACTAGTGCCTAAGAGATGACTAGCGTTCAATAATTCGCTGGTATCTAAGCTGTGTGCGATTGATTGTTCTTCAAATCTAATTTTCTTATAGTCTGCCGGAGCGAGATTCTGCCAGATGTAAGACAAGTCATTTTTATGGAATTTGTGAGAAAACTCAAAAATATACATTACAATTGGTGTAGTTTCAGGATTTCTAATAAAGTCAAACTCTGGTGGTAATATATACTTATCCATCTTAGCAATGAGTTTTCTAATTGATTCTCCAGCAACATCTATATTAGCACCCGTCGCACTTTGGGCATTGGCAGAAATAGCTGCCTGAACCGCAAGCATCGGAATGCCAAAGAACTGTTTAGCAGCGTTTAAAGACACGTCATCGGCCGCTTCAGGGTGTGTTGAAAGCGTCGTATCAAATTCTTTGGTTGTTATATATGGGATTAACACAACCGCTTCTTTTATTGTCCGGGTGGGCGCGAGTTCGCCAAGTCTTCTCCTTCTATTTATTGGTGTGAAGCCAAGCCGGCTCGTGAGAGATTTAAATTTATTTTTTATTGAATTACCGTTTGATCCGGGGTCGGAGACAATGCCCGGGTTGCCTTTATTATAAATACTGGCGTCGTTTACCACATTATAGTGATGTGCTAACCAGTTCTTTGGAATATCACCAATTTCCATAAATATTCCTTTTTTCTTATTAGGTTCAATAATTCCAAATTGGTGCCACATTCCGCGGGGGACTGAGCCAGATCCAAATACTTCCGGTATTGTTAAAGATCCGGATGCTGCGCTGACTCTGCGATAATTAGAGTTAAAGTTCAGCATCGGGGTCTCGAATTTTGGTTTAATAACCCACCGCATAGCTTTTGTCTCGTTGCGTGTTTCTTGTAGAAGTTCAAGGGCATCATTAGTCTGGAAGGGTATTCTTTCAATACCAAACATATTTACACTAGCACTCAATTGAACAGCTTGGTTGTTGATATTTCGTGCACCACCGACGTATGATAAAGAATGACCAGTTGGGCGGCGCACATCATGCATAAATGCTGGCCTTGTATAAGCTGCATTAGAATATTTAATTTCGGGGCCCGGGTCGGCGCGCCAATAAACAGTTTCTGCTCTGGCTAAGATCTCATCGATAGCATATTTTCTAGTTTCATGTGGATAAAATAAGATGTCGGCCCATGCCTCACCATGATAATAAGGTGGGGTAAATGACCAGTTATATCCATTTACGCAGTCCATTGCACCAGAAAAAGAAGCGCTGATAAATTCATCTTCATCCGCGCCGCGGCCGGCCACCGGGGGACCAAAGGCCGTAGGCCTACTGTACATTGTGAATGTTTCGTTCACGCCAGAATTATCGGATGGATTAGGATCTTGAGGGAGTGGATATTCGCCGGAGCCAAATCTAGTGCCTTGTTGGTTGGCGGCTGCATCGCCCCCATTTGAACCACTGTTGGCAAGTAATCGCCTACCACCTGTCTTGCCCAAAGAAGCCGAAGCATTAACATCTGTAACGGTATGGAGACTGGAGTGTCCGCCTGTGCCGGCTTCCAACAACCTATAGCCTGCATTATCAAAGTCCATCCCGTAGTGTTTTGTTCCGTTCGTGGAGCGGTACATTTTAAGGCGGGCGCCCCATAGGGTACCACTTTGGAAGAAAAGGCCGTCGCTCGGTATTTCAGCTGATTTCATCTGTGTGAAGTCTCCGCCTCGTAAGAAAAAGTTTGCTGTTTCGCCAAAAAAGTTCCGGGCCGCTAATTTATACGTGAAGTCGCTGTCAGTCGTTAAAGAGGCTGTGAAAGGTGATGAGGATGAGACTGCCACCTCTAAATCACTTATTTTTTTATTCAGCAAATACTCAGCAGGATCTAATAGTGTTTCAAACGGAAGTCTATCATCCCAGAATGGACCCTCAGTCCAACTGGACTCGTCCATTAAACTAACGGTGCCAGCACCAAAGGGTGAACCTTGTGATCCGGCATATGCCCTTATAGAGCCACTTCTATTTTTATCTTTCAAAGCATAAATATAATTTGGCTTTGTGGTGGTACCGTACAAGATCGGATGATCAACGGCCATACCAGATTTAATACTATTATAAAGGAGCCCGGGATTAAATAAAGGCCCTACTACCGGGCGAATCTGGGCGAATAAATCTTTGTTATAACCAGCGCTGAGGTCGATCTCCTTAGTGATCAGAGGCCCCGTGTTCAGATCGGAGCCCGAATAATATGTTAGCGATGGAAGGATACTATCTTTAAAATCGTCATAAAATATTGAAACCAAATCAAGTGTGCGCTGGGCAGGGTAGAAACCCTTATAAGGATTGAATTTTTTAACTGCCGCGACGGTGATTCTAATCTCTTTAGGTGTCATCGTCGTTTTGGCTTTTAAGGCCCGGGCATACATTAGTTTTTCTGAGTTTGTGTAATCCCTGTAGAATGATGAGGTTACTGCCCTCATTGCTGTTCCGGGGATTTCAAGATAATCCTGAAATTTTGACCAGTGGTTTCTCAATAAATCTGGCACGTGTTGACTCATTCTAAATTCTGGCACAATTGCGTAATCTTTTGCCAATACCCGTATATCATCGCGGAAATCTTGGTAATTGTCATACCATGGTTTAGATTTGCGTGAATGAAATACTGGGTGAAGTTTCATATCTAATGATCTTGACAACTGAATATAGCCAGCTTGCTCATCAGCCTCCCACAAGGCTTCGCCCGAAAAAGGTTCAACAGTATTAACAATCTCTGGGTTGGCTGCCATGTTTGCGACCCCTGTGGAGTCCAGAGACGCTTGAGTTCCTTTTTCCGGGATGGACATACCGGAGGGAGGAACAACAGATCCAATATTTGGTAGCATTTGTTTTCTTGTATACAAAGCGCCGTTGGAGAGTTGAAATCTCATATCAAGATTGCGGAACGCGAAGGCCAGGGCGGCTTTGATCGCGGACGGTGCACCAGAATCAGCCGGCGCTTGTTCAAATTCTGCCAGATCTTGGTCAAAGAAATACTGTGTGTAATTATTCTGTAGTTCTCCCGCTTTTCCGTAAGCGATCAAACTATCTTGTGGCGAAATATAGGCGCCCATGCCGGTTAAAGAACCAGTACGAGTCAAGAAATCTTCTTGTGCATCTAAACACCAAGCGCTTTGACTCAGAAGATTGTGATGTGTTCCGAGGTTGCCTTCGCGCGTGCCAGCAGAATTAGCAAAAGTGGAGCCCAAAGTAACACGATCCGCTATGAGATCTCTCCAGAACAAGTTGTCATAATTCGTTCTTCTTCTCGATGATGAAACGAATTCCATGCGTTGTGATGGGAAAATATTTTCTGTATATATCAGGTAATTTGGATCAGCCCAGCCAATAGATTCACCATCCATAGTCGCCATAAGATAATCAAAAGGTGTTAATATTTCATGGGGATTTATATCGGTGTAAGTGTTTAAACCATTAGAATTAAAAAATATTTTATTATTATTATCTGTCGCCTTTAAAGTAATTGAATTACCTAGAGGTGAGGCACCCATTCCGCATGGGGTCGTTTCTACACTTGGTGTATAATTAATGATCGTAGGGCGCCCCCTCATTGACACTGGCGGCAACGTGAAATTAGTCATCGCATATGTTCTTTCTTGTCCCGTTATGGTGTGTTCAGGATTCCAAGTTGGGGGCCACGGTGATAATACCCACGCGCCGCGATAAACATCCCTCATAGCATGGGTTATGACTGAAATTTCACTTGATGATCTTTCGTTACGTAACACTGGGTGGTTGGGGTTGCGTCTAAACTGAGCGTGTGTTCCGTATCCATATGGGCCGTTGCGTTTAAGCATCAGGGTGTTAAACATATACCCTTGCATTTGCCATGAAGTCCAATCACCTTGAGGGCCACCGGAATAAGAACCAGAGGTAGAGCCACGAATAGTTGTGGATGTTGCATCATTTATAAGTGCGCCTTGGCCCTTATAAGATCTGTTCATGTAATGAGGTGTTTGATCCAGCGTCGTGGATGAAGATGGGAACCAATGACCAGTAGTTCCTTTTGAACGTTCAAATAGTGGAGTTCCTTTAGGGTATCCCAGCATGTTCGAAGATGCGGTGATGGGTTCATAAATAATTGTGTTGAGGCCAACAAAATCTTGCGGAGTAAAGGATTCTTTTACTCTCGTACTATAACTCATAGCCCATTTTTTAGTAGCACCGAATCTTCTGCTGGCGCTGCCACCACCGTTGTATATACCAACTTCACCGCCGCTAATCATCGTCATCCATGGCTCCCAGCCAGAAGATGCAGAATATCTACCTTGCTGTTCGCCAAATAAAGGCATATACCCAGAGTATCTAAAGTTATGACTGCATGGGTCTGTGTGTTCCATAGCACCCGTCATCCATGTGTATTGACGATCTCCGCGAGGGATTTGGTGATGCTGATTAAGGTTGTCGTAATGATTTCCACAGGAATAAGTCATAGAGGAAGAATAACCAAGGACTGCCGGCGTGCAGCCGTCAAGGGGCGCAGGATAATGGCCACCTGCCCCAGCGCCTTCATCAATCACTAATGCTGTATTTTCTGTGATTGTGGCATACGCCAAGGGGAATAAATGATTTCCTGCTGTATGTGAATTCCATATAGCGTTTGAAGATGAATTAAAAGCTTTGGGATTACTTTTGTCAATAGCATCTGTTTGGTTGCCATCTCCAAGTTTGTACCAAGCAAATAAATGTGACCCGCTAGCACCATATACTGAAGATGCTGTAATATCACAAGGGATTCCACTATTATATAATGCTGTAACTTCAGAAGCGCTTAGTGCAACGGCCCATAGAGATATCTGGTCCATGGCACCGGTGTGGTTTTGAGTCCCGATGGATGTTCTAGAACAATCTGTTCCAAAACCCATTACCGAATCACTGTCTCTCGGGACCGCACTCAAGACAGAATATGAACTATCAATTTTTTGATCGAAGTATTCACGTGGGGATGTGTTCTCTACAACTATCTGCGATTCTCCGTTAAAATATATTGATGGGAAACTGGGGCCATTGACTCCAGCAGAGACAGGCAGCGATACTGCAACATGTACCCAACTTCCGTTGTTTAAATTGGCAGCTTGACCTATCGTTCCCGTGGTTGAAACCAGATATTTAGCGCGAGTATGGCTTCCACCATGACCGGTGGCTTGGTTTCTCGTTGCAACTTCCAAGCCTAAGCTTGCTGAAACTTTTGAAATCTCTATAAAGGCCTTAGAGCTAGCGCCGTTTTTTCCAACACTAAACAGTGAAGTGGAGCCGTTGCTGGGGGAAATTCTAATCCAGCCTGTATATGTAAAACCCCTAGAACGAGAAGCAGTCAAAAAGTTAGTACAAGATGCTGATTCTGCATTGAGCAACATATGGCCATAGTTAACCGACTCCATGAAGTACACAGCGTTAACGTTTGTCAGTGATGAACCAGAAGTAACCGCGTAAAATGTTTCTGCACCCTTTTCTGGCCGCCATAAATTATTTCGGTGAACTCTGTGGAATGCCGGCTTCTCATCGTATGTGGCGCCCTGATTGCTGGGTACTAATATAGAATCTCGGAAGAACCTCTCTGTGTGGCGTGCAGCGTGAATGGTGTGACCATAGTCGTTACCATGTATATCAAATACTCTTATACCATCAACTTCTGGGCCGTCTGTTCCTCCGGTCATGCCAGTGGAACTATAGAGCCAAGTTCCGGCGGTCGAAATCGCGACGTTGCCCTTTTCATAATGTTTTATATTATTAAGACTGGCAGTGGCGCCCTGAATATTATCCTTATATCCACCGCGAACATAAAAATCTCTTTGTGAGTTTAAAACAGATAAGAATTCACTCATCTGGTCAGCAGTGTTTGATTTGCGAGCAACCCATGTTGTGTCGGTAGCTGCCATCGATGTTTTAAATGTAAATATTCTGCTTGTTTGTCCATCACTTATTGTAATTGTATTATTATTAGCCGGCACTTCGTTCATTGCAAACTCGCCAGTTGGGTGCGTCCCGGAGAGGCCCGGATGACTTTGAAAAGGTCTCTTAACTGTAAGGTTTCTGTTATTCAGCATGTTGTATACTGAGAATTCACCAGATCTAAAGTCTTGATATCCTCTTGACATGACTTCAATGCCGCCGGGAGCGCTGAATTTAGAAACAAACACTGAATTATTAGTGGTTGCTTGACCACCTAGAGGTGTTGTAGTATAGCCTAGGCCGCCTTGCAGATAGTCAGTTGAGTAATCGCCACTCCAGTCTGTGTGTGCTGTGGAAGAACCAGTTATAGCTTGATGTACACCATCAATAGAGCCGCGATGAATATCCAACAGTGTTCGCACTGATGTTGAACTAGAAAGATATTTTACGTAGTTTGGATCGGCAGACGAGCTGAATATTGTCTTTGGCAGATTTGGCTGTCTTTCAATAAATTGTCTTGGGTTAGACCAGCCACCATGAGCGTTAACTACTTCATAGTTATGGTTGTAATTTCCAAGAATTGTAGAACCAGTGGTGTGGCGAATATTTCTAATGTTAACAGGGCGTTTAGCAGTAAATCCTCTATAATACACAGCCTTTTGTGATGCTGTGTGTGGATATTGCCCCAACTCTTCTGGTGCGTTAGCCAAGGGATAGTCCGGACCCACCATACCGATCGCGCCAGATATGGGCGGATCGTCAGCTTTACCAAGAAGTATCTTCCATGCTTCTGGCCTAGAGTCCCATCGATCAAGGCCGCCTGTACCACCAGCCATTCCACTTATAGCATACATCCATGCGCCCGTAGAGGTAATTGCAATATTACCGATTGTATAGTCGGGAGAATTAACAAAATTTGTTAAGCTAGCTGTACCATTTGATGTTATACCTGCTTTAATTGTAAAACCCGGATACGAGTTGATTGCAATAACAAGATTTTCCATTGTTGTGGTTGTATCACCATCAATATCAACATCTTCTGGATTAGTGGGTGATGCAGTAAACGTGAATTCTACAGACGTACCACCGTCGCTTATGGTTACAGTTCTGCCCTCAATTGAGGCAATAGTATTCATTGATATTTCCCCAGTTGGGAAATTTGAGCCGACTGCGGCCTTATTTACCTTTACATGTCGCGACTGATGGCCGCCTACGGCGTAGTTTGTAAACGGGCCTTGCATTGGGCTTTCCATGTCAGGACCATACACATCATTATGTAAGTTAGTAATAATAACACCGGACATTACACGAGCAACAACTGCCTTTTGATAACCAGTGTCAAGATTTCCACTAATAATATTAAAGGGGAAGGAAATATCTGATTTTATGTTTTTATAGCCTATTCCGTCTTCCCAGTCTCTACCATGTTGTACTTTAACTGTTCTCTTTACTTTATCATTAGGTTTAGAGAGCGGATCTTGTATATTTTTAAGTCTTACAGTTTCATCTTCTTCACCGTCAATGCCATATACCGAAGAAAAAAGTACGTTTTCTGGGACGTATGCGCCGGCATCTTGGTTAACAGGCCCATGGGGGCGTGTAGCATTATAGGTTAAATCAATCTTTTTGTTTCTTTCAAAGTTTACACCACCTTTAATCGGCATTACTGGTGAGGCTGTGCGATAGACGGTAAGTTTGTAAGGTTTTGCTAATTTTCTAATAACGAAAATAGAACCACTGTGTACACCATCTGACAGAGTTGAGAGCATATTGAGTTTCTGATTATTGTCATTCTCAATTGACATTCTCATGTTGTCTCTTTCAGCATCGACATAGGGGTTGCCGCTGCTGATATCAGACTTTTGTCTTTCTGCTCTCTCTTTCCACCATTGAGCGTTTATCATCTGTTTAGAAGACCCGGTCAGATCTGTGGATGGATGATGATTTACTCTCCAATTATAAAGCCTTTCATTGATTCCCATTATTGGAGTAATCGGATCATCAAGCCTAAACTCAATTGTTGGAAATTGTGACTTATATTTGTTTCTTTCAAGAACGTGGCTTTCAATAACATTCATGGTGTCGTCGGTAAACTTAGATGATGCTGGCATTAACTGGCCAATAATTTGAGAAATTGTGTCGTCAAACCACTGATAATATTCAACATACTTTTCAACGTCTGAAACAGTGGATACTCTACGGAAAAACGCTTCTCTCAATTTTTCTAATTTTTTATATCTTGCGCGGTACCTATTGACTGGCTCACCAATCATATTATTAAAGTCTAGGGCTCCAGCAAAGAAATTCAACATTTCATCTGAAACCGCTGCGTACATGCTTTTCTCTACCGTATGATGATAGTTGGGGATTGTCTCTACAAATCCGAAGGCACGATCATCCGAAGTCAAAATTTGAACCATATCGGATGATATTGGCGATTCGGGGTCCATAAACTTGAAAGTGTTGGTAAGAAATTCTCTTTGTACTTTGCTGGAGTTTACAGTAAATCCGTATCCCAAACCGGGATGTTTGTATCTAGACAAACCACCAAGCCAACCGAGAGCACGGCGATCTTGAGCAGAACCCGATGACATATCTACTGTTAAAAACTGTCCGGAAGCATCTGAGCTAGTCACATCATTAAAGTTCCAATCTAATACCAGTGTATTGATATTTAAAAGATCTAAATTGTTTGAATTTGGATCCAACGGTGAGAGGTGTTGAAAGGAGCCCGAAATGCCGGCATTATCAATATCATATATGTGTTGTTTTAATGAATCTTCGTCTAAAAACTTGCCCCAATAGCGCGCGTTGAACAGTCGTATATCGGTTGGATGATTTACTGTTCCTGAAAAATTGATTCTATTAGCGCCGGCATAAAAACGTTTTGAGCCGGACAAAAAGTGTTCAGCAGTAGTTCTGCTTACCGACGCTGTTAACACAAATTGATCTTCAATGGCGCCGAGCTTAGTGTTTAAACCTTGGAATATTAAGTCATATGTGTAGCCGACATCGGAGCCGGATACAGTTTTTGTCATCCCAAATGTGCTTGGCTTGAGGCGTACCGATATATTCCAATCTGAATTACTATAAGCATCAAAAAATACACTGCTTGTTAGAATCGGGAAGGGGCCGGCATTCGGATTCAACCATGGGGTGCTGCCGGCCGGATCATTCGGATAGTATGACGATGAGAGCATGAAGAATGCGTTTTTAGAGTATCTTGCTTCTCTGACAACATATACTTGGAAATTGGCACTGTCATATACGTGCCAGTTAGTGTTTGTGTCTTCGCCGGCCGATGCACTGTACATCCCATAGAGCGATGATACTTCAAAGGAGCGGTCTACACTGTCATAGTCAGTTTGAAAAGATGGTAAAGTAAAGTCGGCCTCTGCTGTAAAGCCGTATGGATACTCATAGCCGAACTGACCGGAGCCAGAAATATAGCCTCTGGTGGCGGAGGTATCATCTGGGTCTTGATACTGGAAGCATGTTGCATTAATATGGCTTGAAGTATTAAAATAAAGCGCTTTTTTATTAACCAGCGTTTGTTCTAAACGAGGAGTCCGGGCATCTAGATCATATACTGTGTTGTCTGCATAAGTTCTTACTTTTATTACAGTATCATCTAAATTAAAACACCTGAAAACATTTTTAATTGTTTTTTCGGTACCCTTTGTTTTGTAAATGTTCGTTAAGTTATTATAAAGGTTCTGGTAGATCAGGTTTTTAGTATCAGTTAAATCTGCTTGAAATCTAAAATCATCTGTTTTATTCGCGAATCGGCTTATTACTTTCGCATCAACAAACAATTGTGGCATGTAAAGACCCAAAGATTGAGGTAGATGCTCCGCAAACGGCAATGGAGTGTATGATGCGCTTGTCATCTGCATATGTTTAAAGGTTGGAATGGCTTCTATTTGGTTGTAAATTTTGTCAAAATAAGCACCAAGAATGTGAGTTAATAATTCAACATTTGTATTTCCGATAGCCTCGTGTTCTTCTAAAATCCAGCTTGGAATCAAGGTTTTTAAATTTGAAGTGTTGTTTCTATCATGATAAGAGCCAGAATTAAAAAGACCTTGGCGCACATTGACAATATCCGGATGCAAAGAATAAATAATCGGATCTTTGTATTCGGAGGCGGCGGCAGAGGCCTCTACAATCGCTGAACTCAACGTTCTTGAGGGGGTACCCGTCCATGTACCGTTGGTAATGCGACCAGAATAATCCAGCACGTTTTGATCTAAATAACCATAGCCGGAATTTCCTTCATTAAACTTGTAATACACTCCCAAAGTTGCATTACTTATATCTGTATTTGTTCCGCCGCGGACCTGAGCAAACCAATTTCTGCCGATCTCTTCGGCAGACCGGGCAGCTTTCCAAAATCTAAATTCGTCCACTGAGCCTGTTAGCGTGTGAGTATTCGCCGCGCGCGTGCTAGCGACAGCATCAGCTCTGAAGGGTGCCGTTATTAACGCGCCGATGCGGGCTTTCATATCTCTTGACGGAAGTTCTCCTATAGCTAAATCTGAATTAATTACAGTGTGATTGAGATATCCGTTAAGATAAAAATTAGTTCTAAAGTCAGAGCCAGAATTTTGAAACACGAATGCATAGTGATTCCAATCGTCTAATGTGGTGGAAGTTATAGTTTGGCCGATAGGTTGTTGGAATAATGTTCCAGAACCCGGTGCGCCAGAGGTCATAGAGCCGGACTGAACCGTAAATAAGAATGGCGAAGTTGAAGAGGCACTCAAAACCTCAATAGTCATTCGGCCCATATCATGCGAACCAGATGCATTATCGTTCCACATATCAAATATAATTGAATTGGCATTGGCACCGATATCTTCGGCTTTTAGCCAAAATTCAACTGTAACGCCGCTATCAAAATTCGTTCTCAGGTTTGATTGTCTGGAGCCGGTTCCATATGAAGTAGGGAGGCCGGCAGTTTCATAAATATTTTTATCATACAAATTCGCGGAGTGTCTTTTGCTATCATGAGGACTATCAAATAACTGATTTACTGTATCGTAAGTTACACCATGTGGGCCTCCCTTAAAATCGATGTAAGAACTAGAATCAAAATTAGCATACCCGTTAGTCCGCGGGAACAAATTATTGAAAATGTATTTTTCAACATCTAGTGATTTATTATAAAACTCATTCTGTTCGGCGTCGGAACCATCATATGGATAATAGTCTATAATTCGGCCCATTGCTCCGCTGTAATAATAATAGGCGGATCCAAACTTGGCAAAATTTTCAGGCTTACCATAATCAATTTGTGGAACAAAAGTCTCTTGTTTAATAGAGAGTTGTTTCATGTTATCGGATGATTCTACATCTCTGAAAAGATTTTTTTGATTGGTTTTTGCTAAATAATTTCTACTATTTTCAACAGAGCCAAAAAGCTTTTTAATACTCATAATTCTCTACTCTAAACCTGAATGTTTCATCTTGTTCAACCCAATCACTTAGGCTTGAATCATAGAATGCAAACTTAAATGCATATTCATATCCGGGTTCAAGAAGCGTCATATCAAAATCAAAATAATTTCCTGATATATCGTGTGATAAAACAGTGTGTAAATCACTGCCTGTACCATGTGGAATGGCATTAAAGCTATCTAATACGCGATAAACCCTATAAGACGCACTTTCAATTGTTGTGGTTTCAATATTGTTATTGGCCTTGGTATAAATTGTTGGGGACCAGAATTTTTCCCTAACATATAGGTTAAATCTTGCATTTTCTTTGGAGCGATATCTTTGTTTTAAGTTTGTAATATTCAAATAGTAACTTGGTCTAATTGAAATTTCATTTCCTTCGAATGTCTGTGGCTTGAACGAGCCCGTGAAAAACCTCGTACTACCCGTGTACCAAACATCAAACATATCTGTGATCTTGTTCCTTGCGGTACCTGTAATAGCAAGACTACAACTATAAATACCTGTTGAGACCTGACCAGCAGTAGCATAAAGCTGGGAATCTCCGTATCCAGTTCGGTCATCAACACAAAGTGTCAACGCGCTTCCAGATGGCGTTGTGTTGTCCACTGAGCCAGAGTGAAGGCGGACCCTCAAGAGGCCAGTACCCACGTTGGGCAAGTTTTGTAAATTGCCGCGGACATAGTTATAATAATATAGTGTATTTACATTTTGGTCACCGGAAGCTACTGAACTACTGTAATAAAAATTTGCTCGGTCGTCTTTAATACTGGAATCCCAGCGCGCCTCTATGACCGGTCTTTTAAAATAATATTGAGTGCCGCGGGCGAAAAAACGTTTTGTATAAAAGGAGGTGGCGGTGCCGGTTAAATTGTAAGATGCGGTCGTCTCTTGTGAGGCGGACAAGCCAATACCAAATCCGTAATTTGAGTATACACTACCAAGCCACTCTTCCATAAGAATAGTAACATCAACTTCAAGATCTTCAAGGCCACTCTCAAAAACTTGATTAAAGTTTGAGGCCGTCAGATAATCCCCCCCTGCTTCAGCCCAGTCTGATACTGTTCCATTATCTTCTCGCTTACGTTGAACCCAATTCGAGCCTGTATTTCCAATCGTATAATCAAGATAGTTTTCCAAGTCAAGGCCGCTGCCTTCTTGCCACGATTGGGAAACTGGCTTAACCGTGAGAGTATAATTTTTCGGAACAGTTTTAGATGTTTCTGCGTTGTATAATTTTAAATAAAAATTAACACTTCCGCTAGCGGGGATGGCGCCACTACTTCTGTCAGTACTAATTGACGTAACAGGGAACTGAACCAATATTCTTGATAATTCAACTTGTTTATTTTCGACCGAGGACGTATAGGCGCGCCCAAATATAGAATATGTTTCAAGAACGTCTGCGGCGCCCATGTTTGAGCCCGTGGCGCGGCGAGTCAAGTTAGCCTGCCATGCATTTGAAATTGTATTATCTGCCGTCGCGGTGTAGCGCTTTATCGCCATTATCTAACTTTTCCTTTAATATCTATCTCTGGAAATTTAACCTCAACAATAGCATTTTTAGGTACCATCAAATAATTGCCGTCTGGTGATAGATTATCATTGATGCTAATGCTTGCTTGGTTGTATTCAGAAGTTGTTTTTGGTACTATTTTAACTTTCAATGCATCCAATACGCCGGGCACATCCTTCAGAAATGAGTATACATCACTAATTGAAAATTGTTCACCGATATATTGCGTATCAGTGAATCTTGAACGGACTGCGCGAACGGCGCGGTCTAAAATAACAAATTTATTTGCTGACGGCATTGGCTTTATAACAAATTCAATGCCCACATTTAGAATATATGGATCTAATATATCAATGGTGTCACTAAGCATTCTGTAATTGTTCAACCATGTCTTAAGATTCTTCTTTATTGTATCATTGGATAGTGTTAATTTTCCAAACTTGTCTTCCGAAATAACATACATATTTAGATTGCGCTTTTGAGAGTCTGGGTCTCTTTGGACGGAGATCCTCTTGATTGAACCGTATTTAGGTGGCATTCTATATGCTAAATTTTCATAATCTGCTTGTGTCACTGCTCTATTTTGAGTCGGAAAGGTGTCAAACACTCTTCTTTTAAGTTCATCCGCCGACAAAAGCGTCGTATCACCTAAAATTGGCTTTTCGTTAGTAACTTCCAATGAATCATTAATGTCTTTTATAGCAGCACTGCTCAGGCCGGCGCGCTTAGGATAATCAAAAAGCCTACTTGCTACATTAGTTAAGGCGTTCACAGCAACGTTAGAATTAGTGGGATTTGTTGACCTATAAATAATTGTTAGAGTTGTATTAGAGGGAACAATTCCAAAATTTTGATTATTGGATAATTTAGTTGGATCAAATGTCTTGTCAGTGGTGTAGCTTTTACCATAAATATCCATAGCCACCGACTGCGGGCTAGCAATAACATTGGATTCAGATTCATTACCACTACCAAACTGGAGTATTGTTTTGTCTCGTTGATATTCAACTATAAACTTTCTGGCGACCAAATAAGGCTTTATGATTGAAGGCACATTATCGTTTTTATAATTATTGTTGGCAAGTTCTTTAAACACAAGATCTTGCGCAAGGTAATCTACTTCAAAGTATTCGTTACCTTGAGAATCAACAACAGAAATTATTTCAGAGACATTTATATTTGAAAGCTCAACATTTCTGAATCTTTGAAATGAACCAACCTCTATTACTTCCTGATTTAGCATGCCAGAAACAACATGGCCATGGGCCCTTACTGCATAATATGTTGGTGCACCGGTCGTGGTGTCGTTCCTTGCTATAGCGACATCATTTTTAGGATCGGAGAAATCAACGTTTTCTGTAAGCATAAAACTTAAACCTGAAGATGATGTGAATCGGGCGCCGCGGCGCAGAATAGGTAAATAATTTTCATCCGGCCCCAAAGCAACCGTGGAGGCAGGGACAATTATAAAAAGTGTGACCTGTCCAAAAGTTGAGGGGCGGCCTTCAGCTTTATAACCTAAGATCCTTCCATGCCTTAAAATATTGTTGTATTGGTATGCTGTATCTAGAAAAGCTTCATTTACATTGTAGTCTAAATAAAAGTTTAATTGGTCACCGACGTATGCCGCGGCATCTAAAACAATCGCTCCGAAGGAGGCTTCGCTAAAATCTTGAAAAGTGTCTGGATAAAACCTTTCTGCCATATCCAATAAATCTTCTCTAATAGAACCAAATTCTCTATTAGTATAGTTTATTGGCATTATTTTCTTCTGGTCATCCGACATAAAAAACGGGCTCCTTAATTATACTAAATAGTAAATTGCAGCAAATCTGAAACTGAAATGCCGGGTAAATAATAAGAAATACTGACTGCTAATTTGTTTGCATCTTGTTCAGCTGACGAAAATCTAATTTCATTTATTTGTATTGCCGGCATGTAAATTGCAATTTGTTCTCTTATTTTGGTATCAATTTCGCTATATGTATCGCCCGAGAAGTTGTGAAACAAATATTTTTTCATCCCCACTCCATAATCTGGATCCATCACTCTTTCACCGGGGATCGTAAGCAACAACATTTTAAGATTTTGTTTAGCAGTCGTAGCAATTCTTTTAAGCATTGTAAAACCATCAATATCATTTTTTGTTAAAGGGAGTGCTACACCAATTGAAGCCATTTTTTATTACCTCTTATTTAAATATATACTAAAACAATTACTTATTATTCTTTTTTGCAAATATCGCCATTAGCATTGAAAGGATTAGAGCGAAGCATTTTACGCTTGTGCCATGGTATGTGGCGCAAGGCGGCATTAGATACAAACATGCTCTTGTAATTTTGAAGATGATAGGGTTTATTCAATTTTCCAATTCCGAGGCCACCAGCGCCAGCATTCTTGCTGGGATCGAACTTTCTATGGAAATAGTTTGTTTTGAACATTGCTTTAATCTTTGATTTTGTATAGTACAATTCTGACCGATCCCAATTGTCAAAATGTAGTAAATGTTTACCATATCCGCGAGCAAAGCCCGGATATCGCTGCCATTTTTGGGCCCAACCATCAGCGCCATCGACTAATGAATACACAATCTGATCATTTTCGTCCATTGAGGTCTCAATGCTCATGCCCGGCTTTTCATCAATATCGGAATTGATAACATTCCTCTGTACTTCTCCAATTGAAGGTATAAAGCCCATGGCCGAATAAATTGCCAAGGATGAGATAAATTTAGGTATCGGAAATACGTATTTAAATAATAATTGGAAGGCCGGCTCGTCAATCAGATTATTTATTAAGCAGTACATCAGTTTACTATCATATTCTAAAGGTGGTATCTTACCAATTGGGACATCAAGGGCATCAACCTCTGTATGTAAGAGTACTCTTTTCCTAGTGTCCATCACCAGAGTAAATTTGAGCCCATACCGAACCCCCAATTTTCCTTCAATACCTACAACCTGATCGGTTGTCCGGCCGTCGGCGTCAGTAACGGGCGCCGTACGGAGCTTCATAGTGCCGGGATATACCTCTGAAATATTTTTAGTTGCGTCGGCTTGCCTGAGCTTCGCCATCCCGGCCTCTACTGTATACTCTTCATTATCAATAAGCATATATGTTTCTGCCATAAACGGCTTAGTTGGGTCATCCACTGCCGAAACGAGACTTCCTATACCACCGATCGGCAATTTTACTCTATTTGCCAAAGGTTCTAGAACCTCATGATCTGAGTCAGTGTGTTCCTCTCCTTCCATGAAGATTATTTTATCTTCTTCATTCCTATGTACGTGGTAATACCCAACATAAGAATTACCATCTGGGTAAATCAATTCGCCGCCGATCGTGTAAAGTCCGGAGGTTTCTTCTTCAGGAAATCCGATTGGTTCTTCTAATATGGTTTTGTGTAAATCTAACTGAGTGTTGGAGGATAGGTTTTGAAGCACATAGTATCCCAAATTGCGATACATGGAATCTATACCTTCCATCTTTGCTATAGTTAGGCTTTTCTCAAAGGCCTCGCCAAGAGAATCAAGCTCAATAGACACAAACTCTGTCAGTATGATCTTGGCATCGTCTTCGGTAGCTTGTACACCTTCTAACACTTTTTCGTACCGGTAATTCTTGAATGATTCTTTACGCGATGTATCTCCGATAAGTTTTGCCATTTTAAAATCTTGTCTTGAGGGCATTTTGTAACTCATTTCGAAGTTTTCCATCCTCTCAAGAGCAGCAACAATCTCTTCTGATGGTTCTCGTATATCGCCGGTCTCAACTAACCTAGCATATGTTTGGACAGCTTGTTCCAAAAATGCATACCAAAATTCATCATCTTTGAATGATGTAAACATCTCCATGATATCATTTTGTGCATCTTTAAGACCTTCTTCCATAACTTCTACAATATACGAAGCAAAAAGGTTGCTATAATTTTCTTTAAAGTCTGGAGCAAATTTACTAATCACTGGGTAAGCTTTAATCATTTCCATGCTGCCGAATACCCTACATGCAGCTTTGACGACCGCTTCAATGGTAGACTTCGGTGCACGATGTAAAATTCTATTATATGGTTTCTCAGAAACGCATTTAGGATTTTTTTGTAATCTTTTGTCTTCGGCAATTTTAGAATACGATACATCAATACTGTTTTTTATCTCTTCAAAATCAACAAAAGGTTTACTTCTGGGTTCGCAGGCGGAGTGTTCTGGGTATAGGGCTTGTGCCATACCCAGCCAGCCGCTGGCCGAGGGCGACTTAATATAAAATGGGGGATTCACGTTTTTGCCGCCATAATCTTTTGGATCTAAATAAAATACTCGGTTTTCTGGTCCTTCTTTATTTTCTGCCTCAAACTGCATGCGGCTGATACCCAGAGGCAGTGTTCGCATCTTCCAGTCAGAGTCTTCTTCTATCCGCTTCATAATATATTCGAAGACAGTCAAGAATTCTCCGTTTTCTTCAAATCCATAATCTATCTGGCTTTTAGTTATGGAGTCTGCCGCGGCGCCATAACGGAAGGCCGGCTCGTTATCTACGATTTCGGCAGACAACGCTTTCCAAATTTTGTTCATAGTATCATTATAAACCGTTTCCAAGCGGCCTGTCGCCATCGTTTGTCCAAGGGCGGCCTTGGTGGCCATCTCACCAAGTAGAACAAGTTGTGGAGGGACGAGGGTTGCATTAATGGGATCAGTTAGTGCTTGATCAAATTTAATATAATGACCGGTGCCGACAAGTGGGTTGTCATCTAATACATTGTCTTTGGCTATAAACTCATATTCTTGCCATGTGATTGGTTGCCACGGGGCATCGCCACCGCGAGTTTCCTGTTCTTTTTCGCCTGCAATAAAGAAATTATCACCAGAACTCGGGGATGAATTATCGATAGTTTTATGAACGACCATTCTTGAGGTGTCGCCCGGGCGCCAGTAGAATTCTCCATCTTCTTTTCTAATATCATTAGTGAATAGTTCTATATCAAATCCATATGTAAATACTTCATGATCATTAACTGTTTCAGGGGTTCCGAAATAGCCACCATCTCTATAACTTAAGCTTAAATCAGGAGTTCTCTTTCTAGCATATTTCATGAATTTGACGCGTTGGTCGCCCCATTCAACAATCGGCTTTACGTTGTAGCCGTGATCTGGTAAAATTGTTAATTCTACATCAATATCCGTATATTCTTCGGCGCCTATTCCAAACCATCCGCCGGAGGTTTTACCTTTTCTAATGAATCCAAGCTCTTCATAATTTTGATAAAATATTTCAGTATCTGCTACATCCATAGTTGCTCTGAAATCATGGTTATCCGGCAATTGTCGGAATTCGCCTTGAAGTTGTTTGGCTATAGTTTTTGGGTATGCACCATATTGATCTTCGTGGCCGGCCCACGCGCTTTTCTCTGTGGGCGGGTTATTCGGGGTATAAGGAACATAATAATCGACATATCTAGTGAACCCAAAGATGCTTGAGAATGTTGTCATATCACTGTGATTTGAATATGGTCTCCCCATCGTATCTGACAGTACCATATTCAACCAACCCCACTGATGGGCCCTATCATGACCTTCACCCATCATATCGCGATAGAAGGCGGCTTCTATTGCAGAAAATGCTGCTTTTGATGTGCCGGTCACCGATTCTCGGAGGACAGGTGGGTCGTATGGTAATATACCATCATCACAAGTTGGTTCAGTTGACATGATAGGCGGCATATTTTCATCCAACCAAGCAGGAACTCCTTTTTGAAAAATGTCTCCAATATCCTGTAATTCTTGCTTGAGGGTGTCACGGCCGGCATCACAAAGACGTTGGATTTGATTCGGTGAGGCGCGACCGGTGAGCAGCTGGGCACGAGTAGAACAAAATTCTTCTACTTCTTCCGGTGTAGCGCAGAGACTAGGATTGGCTGGCATCATGTCGTCATCTTCTAGCATGCCTCTAAACTTATTAAGTTCATCTCTGGCTTCAAGTGGCATCAATTTACCAATATTTTCAAAGAAAGCTGCAGCCTTACTACGATTACCGAATGTGCTAGCATATTCTGGGTATTCAAATTCAACAAGACTTTCTAAAACATTTAAGAATGTACTAGATGCATCTCCAGAAACCGCGTCGGTTAACTCTTTACGAGTTACAGCCGAAGATAGGTCTTCAACAAAGTTGGTAATTTTTTCTTTGTCTGAGAATGCCGCAGAGCCATCGCCGAAGCTTTGGAAGATACCTTGAACTGTTTCTTCTATTTCTGCTGGATCTGAATCTGGACCACAAATCGCATCTTTAACAACGTCATGGAAACTTTTTGGCGAACCAGTAAGAGCATTTGCGACTGTAGCACCAACAATTTCTAAAGCTTTACAAAGAGCATCTGATAGTAATTGGCATAACCAAACCATCAAATTCATAATAATAATGATGAGCAATTGTTGTAAAATTTTCTTTGCTAGCCATAAAAGAAATGCCAAAATGTCATCTAACTTCGGAATCCACGCAAACAAGTTATCTATTCTTGGCAAGCCAATGGCCCACTTACCTTTACAAAATGGAAGTGCTAAATCACCCAAGAAATCAGCCAATGTTGGATTGAATAATGGTGGACGTGGGCAATCCAAAGTAGCAATCAAGTATTTAATTATCGGGGCGCCGGGAATGTCATCAAGCATCTTTACCAAGTCTGTGAGATTATCAGAGTATTCTTCAATCAACAAACTGACGTATGCTTCCATAACAATGCTTGGGTTCAAATCGTCACCAATACCCTTCACTTGTGCTGCGACCGTTGCTCTAGATAGTTGGGATTCTTGGCTGCCCTTTCTGGGTGTGCCCGCTGGTGAGAAATCAGACAAGGGGCCTTCTCTCATATAATTTCTTTTTTGTTCCTCAACTATTTCTTTATTCTCCCAAGGTTTTTCAATTGTGATGCTTTTAGCAAATAAGGGTGCTCCATGAGGTACTCCCGAACTTCCATCTCTATTTCTGGTTTCAATAGAGTCGGACAAATTCTGACCCGGCGAGCCTTCACTGAAGATATTGCCGGAAGCTAATTTTTGTTTAACCATGGCATCAAGCTTAGCTTGTTTATCAGGAGGTAAGCCAACAAATAAGAATCCAAAATCTTCAATATTCATGGCTCTTAACGCCGACCTTACTGCGGCCGCTACGAGTTCTTCAAAAGTAAGACCTGAAAACAAACATTCGATAACGTCAAGCATCATATCCATTAGAAAACACAGTAAGGCAGGATCTAGACCATGGAACCAAATTTTATCCAACATCTGCTGCCCTGTTCCGCCGGCGATTGAAGACATCCTCGCACACATGCCAGCAAATAGCATATCTTTGTCTTTAATTTCACCAAATGCCTGTTGTTGGGCATATTGGAATATCGTCTTTTCTCTTTCCTCTAGAGGTAGGTCAGGGTTTCCTCCGGGGTCTTGTACTTTTCCGATCTTAAAGTCTTCTTGGAGCATTTCGCGATAATCACCAAGACATAAAGACTTGTGGAATTGGGCGGCGAGAGCATCTCCCATGTCGAAAATATCATCTTTGATATCTTGACCCAGTTGTTTAAACTCAGCCTCTAGATTATCGCCAATGCACCCCATAATTGTTTTTTCTGCATCTCCAGAGTCTGATGAGTCGGATAATTTCACTGGATCTGCAACTTTGACGCTTTTGATGGGTGGGTAAGTATAATTGACCACTGTATCTAGCCATGGTTTTGGTGCCCGGGCCTGAGCATCTCTTAGGAGTTCACCTTGGTGCGCAAAGTATGAGACAGCGGTGGGGTCATTCCATCCCATTTTAGAGTTCAGAACACTAAGTTTAGCTGGACCGAAGACTTTTGCATCACAGCCGCCCTGCAGGTGAACTTTCATTTTCTTTAATTCATATTCGTGTGTGAAAGTGAAATCAATTTTTGTCGCGACGGACCAATGCATATTAAAAAACATAGGGAATGGGCGTAAGAAAATATCATATCTTTGCAGAAAATGATCCAACGCTGGAACCATTCGTTCTGTAATTGATTTACCAAAGGGCGCAGAATCACCATATAGGTCAAGATTAAAGACGCCACCTTTTATAAAGAATAAATTCTTACCCTCTATAGCACGATACACTTTTAAATTACTTGAATAATAATCCAATGCTCTTCTAACACGGATCATATTACCTATTAACTTTGAGGCGAACAAGGTTACATCAATGTCGTCAGTATTGGGCTCTTCTTCTTCATCATTATATGGGGCTTCTGGAAGCTCTGCAATTGTACTATGAGGCACTGAGTATAGAAATTTAAGATGAGACATTGGGCGAGCATCTAGTTCCCAATCTGACCACTCCATAGCATCTACTATTTTTTTAATTGAGGTTTCACTCGCATCTTTGTTGTAATATCCAGCGAGTGTTTCGGCAGCGTTATCCTTAAAAATTTCGGCTCGTTCTTCTAAAACTATTTGGGCTTGTTCTTCAGTTGCATTGGGTCCGAATTTTTCATATGCACCAGTATCAGTATAGGGAGTTGGATATGTTATTTGGTATACACATCTCCTTTCATTCAAAAACGGATCATTCTTGCTTCTAGGGCGCCATCGCGGTACCAAAGCTGTTGGTTTTGGTATGCATGATGGACACTTTGGTGCCTGAATTGGTATTTGCGGAGTACAGACATCCGGTAAACCATCATTGTTCTTATCTTGATATTTTAAAAATTTTGAAACTTCCCAATTTGACATTTTATTCTCTCTTATGTTGCCCTAATGCTTCTACTGCCAATAAATTTATATCCGCCATGTTCTAAGTGATCAAAATCTATGGCCATCCGCTGTGCGCGAGAGTGATATAAACCATTTTGACCCAGAATCATAATTATCTGTCCAAGAACACCCACGAGAACCTGAACAATTATGTTGAGGATAGCCATGAAACTAAACGGGAGCGGAGTATAAGTTACACTAAGATTCATAATGATCGTGCAAATAGCTTGTAATAAGATTGATTGGTTTGTAACGGAGCTATATAAATCATCAGTTAACGCGCTAACTTCCTTTAAATAGTCTCTAATATTATATGTTTTACAAACGGGTTGAAGATCCAACAATTGTTCTGGAATGTTCCACGGATTCCACACGTACCGGTCACCGTTGAAAGCACCAGCAATCATATCAATTCCGCCCGCAACGGGAAGCTTCCCGCCTTTTGATGTTGTTTCTCCGCGAATACCGAACCCTCTAACATTGTTACCGCCACCGGTGCAGATTTTAATACCGGTGCGACCCATAATCCTCGTTTGGTCTGATTTGATCGCCACAGTTGAGACACCTTTTGGGTTTCCGACAATACCTTCAACTAAACCGAAATTTTGATCTACGTTGGTTGTTTCACATATATAAATTCTTGCAGCATCAGCAAAGAAATTATTGTCGACGTAAGTTCCGGGTGGCACACCATCTCCTTTGTTGACCGAAGCCATGCGACCCACTACCAGATCAATTCTAGAAGATCCAATACTTTTATTTTGATGACCGGTCCAGCCGCGAGCGCCGAAGCCGGAGCCACGAGAATCGGGACGATCAAGACCAAGTGTTATTTGGGCGCCGCCCGGATTAGAAATAACCGTTTCGTTTGAAGCATATTTATAAATGGCTCTAGGGGTACCCTTCGGGTCTGAGTTTAAGATTCCAGCCTCTGCCAATCCATTGTTGATTAATTTCTGTATATCTTTGAGGGGCTTACCGCCTCTTTTGGCATAAGCTACACTTCCTTTCGGATTACCTTTCTTCATTTATTTTCCTTTTAATAATAATTGTTAAACTGTCGCACTATCATAATAAGTTTTGGCTGTTGTCCATATGGTTGCCTTTTTACGTCTGTAATTCACCCATTTAGGATCGTTACTATTAACTCTTTCTTGCTTATCGCTGGGGCTGAGCCACTTAAGAATGTGTAATTTTGCCCACTGTTCACCAGTCGTTGCGCTAGCAAAACCTCTATTTTTTAAGTGAGAAGCCATGAAGTCAATTCCATCCTCTTCTTTTTCGAAGGCGGCAAACCATCTATTCTTTTCTCTACGATCGCCAGTGCCACCGGCACCTTCGGTTGATGGGACGGAACATTTTATTAGGCCTACACCCCAACCTCCTCTGAGATCCGTCATAATCCCATAACGATTATAATTATAACCTGTTACTTTACCACCTTTACCTTGTTCTTGAATTGCAATTGCTATAATAGAGAGCGCCAATGTCTTATTTGAGATTCGGCTTTTTACAATTTTAGCATATTCGTTAAGTGGGGTCGCGATCCATTTTTTCGTTATACCATCTCTATCTGCATTACACTCAGGATATTCTGCGCGCACGGCTGATGTGTCGCCCACTGTGGAATTAAAATTAAAACCCGATTTATCTTCAATACAGGATTGTTCGGTCAATGTTTGTTCATTAAAATACATGCTAGGCTTAGAAATGGTAGATACAAAACGACCTAC